ATCCTTCAAATCCTTCAAATCCTTCAAATCCTTCAAATCCTTCAAATCCTTCAATGTTATATCATATTCATACAATGTATTTACCGTCATTCCATTGATTTCAACAAGGCCGACGACTTTCACATTATTCCATAAAAGGTCTCCTATATTTACTTCAATCAATGATTTCTCTCTTCCATCAGACATTGTAATACTCGTGTCTTTTGACAATCCGCAATGCAATTGTTTATGTATGTCTTCTTTTTTATAGATGCAATCATTCAATCGCGAGCCATACAATTCGTCCCAATCTGTAAATGTAATTCCATTCAATCTTATTATTTTAGAAGATGTATTGAAACAATATAAATATGGTTTATTATATGTCGTTTTCACAATGCGTCGGGCATCGGGGTGATGTTTTACAGGAATCCATTTGCCGGTATAACACAAGACATGACTGTCAGAAACAATAATATCTTCTAATTCGTACATGATGGAATAAGAAGCGTCCACAATTATTTTGCAGTTGATTTCATTTCCCTTGGCCAGTTTCTCTCCAACAGAGATGTCTTTAATTGGTTTGTTTTCACCATTTTCCATGATAAACATGGTTTCTTCATCAAAGCAGTGTTTCATAGATGGAACTGAAGGAATTCCGCTTGAATGTATGTCTAATACGACAGTCATAAAAATAACAACAATGGCCAATGGAATAGAAATGGCGATAAAAAACGCGGTTAATGTTCCTGCAAATCCCCAAGTAAATGGAAATATCCAAAGAAGAATAATAGTTGCGGCGATTAGAATTAATATTTTAATAACGATTTCCACAATTGCACCCAACAATGATTTTAATGTATAATATGTTCCGAGAGAAGTATACAAGGCGGAGGTTAATGCACCCTGGCTTTTTGACATGACATCTCTGAAAGCAATGACTATTTGTTGAATGGGAACAGTAATATTTAAAATGCGTCCGCTAATTTCTTCTGTAATATGTTTTAATTTGTTGCGAATTTCAGAAAACATTGTGCGTCCGCTTTGAATGTCATTTGATATATTTCCATACACATCTGTCAATCCACTTGTGACATATGTCAATGGTTGAACTGCGGAACCGGTGATTCCAGTCAAGACATCTTGAATGCAATAATTGAAATTTTCTTGAGTATATTCTGAAAAGGTTTTATCAACGGGTTTATTAATCATTCCTGCAAAAGGCATATTTTGTGGTTTGCATCGTTGGTTTACCCAATCATCTTTGATGGGTTGTATTTGTGTTAAAATCATAAAATACGAATGTATAACAAAAACAATAATTGTTAAAATGACACATAAAATAACAGATGTTCCATATGTGTCAAAATAGGTCAGATTATCATACATTTTATTTAATTTTTCAATGTTCTTTTCATTCTTTAAATTCATATATACTAACTCGGAAATAATTTCAAAATATAATCTTCCCAGTCCCAAAATTCTTCTGCTCCTATTTTAATTTTATGAGTGTCTGTAATTAAACAAGAAAACCATTCAAGTTGTATGTTTGTTTCTATGGCGAGAGGATGATTTTTGACTTCAATGTATTTTTCAGAGGTGGTGTCAAATATTAAATGTGAGCCCGAAACAAGAATGTCTTTTGAATGAATTCCTCTATTAGGCAATTTATATAAAAATTCTTGTTGTGAATTGGCGATTTTCATTAAAGCGACAACCCTGCTTCCATTTTCTAGAATGTCTCCTAAATGAATATTTCTCATTTTTACTATTTTGCCATTTTGCAGTTGTAATTTTGTGTTTGGATGAAAACAATTACCTAAACTGCGAATTGTTTGTCCTGGCCATGCATTCCACACGCTGTTTACTGTTTTGCTGCTTCCATCCAATACATATAATAATACTGCCAATATGCCAATGATTTTGCCTACTAAATCTTTGATTCCGATGATTATTTTTTGAAATTCAATGATGATGTTTAAAAAGATGCCATAAATAGAGACAACAATGTCTGTGATGAATCCTCTTGTTTGACTAAACATATTTCTAACATCATTTATTTGTTGACTAAAACTCCCAGCCATTTCCGTTAAAGATGATGTGACAAAGGTTAATGGTTGCAATAAAAATCCCATATAATTCGTTTGCATCGTTTGGACACAATAAGTGAAATCTTGTTCAATATTATCAGAGAGAGGCATATACATTGGATTGCATCTGTAGTTGACCCAATTGTCTTTAATATCTTGTATTGATGTGAAATAATACAATGAAAAGATGAACCCTACAAATACAATATTTATATAAATAAAATTCAACCAATTTTTTCCTGTTGGTGGCATGTGCTTATATTATTATTATACTATTTTCTCTCTGTGTTTCTCTCTTTTCCACGAGTGTGTAATTGTGTATCTTTGTTTCTCTCTTTTCATGCTCGGTGTCGACGACGGCTGCGGCTGCGTTGCGACCTTCGATGAGTTCTGGCTCTACGATGTGACCGGCGATGGGTTCGGGTTCGGGTTCGTGTTCGGCGCCGTCTGCCTCCTGATTGAGCAGCCGAATCAAACACTCCATTTGCGTGATTTTGAGATTGCACTACAGCCAACTTATTTGTAACAGCAACAGTAGTTTGTGAGTTTCCTCCAGTTTCTTTATAAAGTGTTGTGTTTTGAGGATAAACAAAACCTCCTTTATATTTTCTTCCATACTTTCCTCCATACTTTCCTCCATGCTTTCCTCCATACTTTCCTCCAGACATGGCATTTATCAAATTAGATTGACTTCTCGTTGCATCCTGCTGATTGTTTATTGCAGCCATGCGTTGAGTAGAACCATTCATTGGTCGCATTGTGGGTAAAGGCACTCCTGGTGGTACTCCTGCTTCCGACATATAAATAACGCGGATAAAAATATGAAAAATAATAATCTTACTATATAATGTCTGAAATGAATGAAACCCAGCGACTTCAATTGCAAGAAATGATAAAGGCGAATAATGTGGAAGACCAAACCAATATTATTAGACAATTAAAACACAGTTCTCTTTTAAGAGAAAACATTGCTCACATGAAAATGGCAAAGTCGCGATTTACTGACAAAACAGAGATTCATAAAGAATGCATGTCAACGGCATTCTTTTTATTTACTTATTACACGGATATTTACAACAAAATATTACAAGATGAAATCAATTATTCTTTAATGGAACAATTTTTGAATGTATTAGAGAGAATAGAAAAGGGTGAATTGGACCAACACGAAGGTTCTTTTATTGTTGGAACTCTTTTAAAAGAATTATATGTAGACAGTGCTTTAAAACGAGGAGAGAAATTGGACAAGGAACACGCCGATACAAAGCCGAAGCAAATGGAAGGAAAACAGATTTCATTTTCTCAATGGAAGTGGAAGCGTGCGAATAAGTCTCTTTTTTGAATAGACTGTTTTATATCTTGAAAAATAATACTTGTAAAAGACCATGGCCTCGCCATCCCCGCCCGCATAAAAATGGCGTAAATATGTTTTCCATCCAATGATTGGATTTATGAAAAGGATTCCAACCTTATTTAAGATTCAGTATTTCATTTGGTATTATAAACATTTAGAATTAACATATTAAAATATTATTATGTCCTCCAAACTATCGCCAAAATTGTCCTTGCTCATTGTTGAAAGCCCATCTAAATGCCGAAAAATAGAGGAATATGCAGGTTCTGGCTTTAGATGTGTTGCATCGTGTGGACATGTGAGAGAACTCGTCTCTCTAGATAATATTGCAATTGAAGACGGATTTCAGCCTACATTTACAAACATTCCAACAAAACAAAAACAAATTAATATGTTGAGAAGAGAGATTCGCGAAGCAGGCGAGGTTATTATTGCAACAGACGACGACCGTGAAGGCGAAGCCATTGGTTGGCATATTTGTCAATTGTTTGGATTGAATATAGAGAGAACAAAGCGAATTGTCTTTCATGAAATTACACGAGATGCCATTCAACATGCCATTGCAAATCCATCCAGAATTAATATGAATATCATTCATGCCCAACATGCCAGACAAATCATGGATTTATTGGTTGGATATAAAATCACTCCCACATTGTGGACAAATCCTACTACAAAACATAAAAAGGCATTGTCTGCTGGACGATGTCAATCTCCGGCGTTGCGATTGATTTATGATAATTACAAAAACATTGAGCAATCACAAATGAAACAAGTGTATAATGTAGTAGGCTATTTTACGAGTTTATGTATTCCTTTTCATCTTGAAGAGTGTGAGAGAAAGAAAGAAGATATTATAGATTTGTTAAAAAAGTCTGCACATTTTTCGCATAGGATGACTTGTCAATCGCCGAGTAAAACAATAAAATGTCCGCCTCAACCTTTTACGACTTCTCTCTTGCAACAACGGGCGAATTTCTCTCCTTCTGAAACCATGAAAATATGTCAAACATTGTATGAAAGTGGATATATAACTTATATGAGAACAGATTCTACTAAATATAGCAATGAATTTATTTGTAAAGTGCGAAAATACATTCTTGACACGTATAAATTGGATGTTGCGACCGAGACCGAGACCGAGACCACGTCGGCGGCGCAGCCGCCTCTTCAACCACACGAAGCGATTCGTCCAACAAACATTTCTCTCTTTGAATTGAATAAAGAAGAGGGAAGTAAAGAGAGAAAAATGTATAGATTTATTTGGAAGAATGCCGTAATGAGTTGCATGCCTCCTGCAATATATTCTTCTTTAAAAACAATAATTACATCACCTGGTGGCGAATATAGTTATACATGTGAAGTGCCTGAATTCTTGGGTTGGAAAACAGTAGATTACAAGCCAACCAAAGAAGAGAAACATTATCATTATTTATTGAGTTTGAAAAAGGTGGACCCAATTCCTTATAAAAAGATTTGTGTTGTTTCAACCATGAGTAATAAAATAGGACATTATTGTGAAGCCCGATTAGTTCAACAGTTGGAACATCGCGGGATTGGAAGGCCTTCCACATTTGCTTCTCTCGTGGACAAAATTCAAGACCGTGGTTATGTATCTAAAATGAACATTAAGGGTGCAAATGTCTTATGTGTTGATTATGAATTGGAACAGGATGGAACCATTACTGAAACTGCACTTGAAAAGGTTTTTGGTGGTGAAACAGGAAAACTTGTATTGGAGCCGATAGGATTGCATGTGGTTGATTTTTTAGAGAAGAATTTTATTGATTTATTTGATTACAATTATACGAAAAAATTGGAGGATGAGTTGGACCAAGTGTGTCAAGGAACAAAGGCATGGAATGAATTGTGTAAAGAGTGTAATTCTCAAATAGATGAATTAATAAGACAATATAATAATGGCGCCCCGGTCATCCAACTTGTCCAAATAGAAGAAAAAGAAGAAAAAGAAAAGAATGTATTTGTCGATGTAGTTGAAGAAGACTCGAATGAAAAAGATATTTCAGAGAGAAAAAATAAAAAGAATGAAAGGCATCTAGGAAGATATTTAGAACAAGACATTCTTTTAAAAAAGGGAAAATTCGGCCTTTATTTTGCATGGAAAGATTCAAACATCTCTTTAAAAACAAATCGTGGAATGGAAAACATAACAATGGATGATATTATTTCTTTGATTTCCAGAGAGAAAAGTGACGCATCCATCATTCGCAAAGTAAGTGATTCTATTTCAATTCGTCAAGGAAAGCAAGGCAAATCCGATTATCTTTTTTTCAAAACAGAAAAGATGAAAAAGCCATCCTTTTTGTCTATAGAAGGATATGATGGGGATTATAAAACAGATAATGTCTCTGCAATTAAATCATGGTTAAGAGAGAAATATGGCATTTATTGAAAGGGGTGCAACACCAATTCCAAGAAAAAGAACCATGAAACAACATTATTCTCTCTTTAATATATGAAGATTCCAATCCGTTATTTGCCAAGAACATTGTCATCAAAAGATAGAAAGAAACAAGCGCGTATGTTATCCAAGTCTAGAAAATTATATAAAACTCATCATTATTTTACAAGAAAGCGATTTCCTTCTTATAAAACGAAAACATCAAATCATATTACTCGTGCAAAACAATTATACAAAGTAAACCATGTCATTCCAAACAAAGAATTGTCACAAAAGACAGGTTGTTCTCTCAATGCCTTGAAAAAGATTGTGAATAAAGGTGAAGGTGCCTATTTTTCATCTGGGTCAAGACCGAATCAAACAGCCCAATCATGGGGATATGCAAGACTCGGTTCAGCCATTACAGGACAAAAAGCGGCAGTAGTGGATTATTCCATTATTGAATCCGGTTGTAAAAAAAGTGGAAAGGCCTACAAATTGGCGAAAAAGGCGAAAAATGCGACACCCAAATTACGGAAAACTCCCAAGGTCTCTGTTTAAGTAAACATATTATTTTCAGGAATGTAATTGTTGTATTTCTTGGATTGTTGAGCATTGTACAATGTAAATTCCAAAGTAAAAGAATATTCACAAGACCCGAAATCAACGAGTAGTCCATTGTGATATCTCATACGTAATTTAATTTTACGGATTCTCTCTGCTGGTGGATTATAAATCTTGTATGCTTTATTATTCTCAACAACACAACATGAATCCGAAATCAATATTTTCGCAAAAGATGCATTTACTCGTGAATTTGTTTCATTTGTATGCAATGCATAACTAGAGAGATTGTATGGATTTGTTTCATCAATATTATTTAAATGCGATAAATCCATGTAAAAATAGGCAGGTCCATTCACATTAATGGTGTTTTCTGCTTCTATAAAAGAGACACTGCATCCTGAAATGTCCGGATTGGGTGTCAGCCAATAACTGTCACTGTTTGGAAGATAATACAATCTGGGTAGTTGCGACGACGATGTCACAGACACGGATGTTAATGGATTTCGTGGCAATCCTAAATAAGACGGCAATCCCCAATTTGTGTAATCAGGCAAGGGTGTTTTGGAAGGAGGGCATGGTGCAGAAGTAAATGACGGATTTGGAATAATTTTATCATTGGAATTTAATACATATGACGAATTATTATCTATATTTGACAATACAAAAATCGCACTTCTATTTCCAAACCATATTTTTTGTGAAACTTCATTATAGACAATGACAAAATCAGTGTATCCGCCTGCCGCAATAAAGTCATTCGACATGGTAGTTCCAACATTTGCAAGAATGTAATTATAAATATAATTGGTAACAACTTCATTGAATTTATTGGTCAATTCATTCACCATTTGTTGTGGGGTATAATGTCCGGATTCAATAGTTATAGAATACATATTTTGAATGTTTAAATAAAGTGCAAGGTAAATATAATACTGCAAATCATCAGGGTTATATGGTTGTGAAGGACTGATAATTTGAAAACTCATGGTAGTATTTTTATTAAATTTTGAAAAGGTGCTGTATTTTGATGGAAATTCCCATGATTCTAGTCTAACAGAGAGAACATTTACATAATCCTGTGGCAATTCCATTTCAAATTCAGCGGAATTCGGATATTTTAAAACATCTCTGTCTTCAGAATGAATAGAGACATATTTTCGTATAACCATGTATTCTTGAGAATTTGGTATCAATGGGTGATTTGTGAAAGTATTGAATTTACTCATTGCTATATTATTGTAAAATATTAAAATACAATAATATATAATACAAATGGCCGATGTTTGGTATGGAGGTATTTATTTGAAAGGCGTGTATACTACTCTTTTTTATTTTAGTGTGGTGTTGTATATAGTTTCTTTTTTTATAGACACGAACTCATCTTTAATAACATTAGAAACCGCCAGCGTGTTATTAGGAACAGGTCTTATTTTTGAAATCTGTTTGTATGGAAGCAATGTAGGGGCTGACATGCGATTGGCAAAATATGCATTCCCGCTTGCCATAATGCTTGGAAACATAATATATACTGTTTCATTGTTGTCGTCATATCAAGACGTGATTTCAGACGGCCATGTTTCGCCGGGTTATTTTACGTTTATGAATATATCCAAAATATTGGTGCTGATTCAATTGTATATTTTTTTAACGACAAAAAGAGACAATCAACCGACCGAGTCAACCCGTTTGCCTGTCGCATCTTCTGCTTTTATAGGATTAATCGGGATATTAAATATGATTTGCGTAATAACAGTCTATATTATTTTGACCTATTTTAGGACGGATGGATAAGTTAGGACGGATGAATGAGTGCATCCAATCGACCGAGACGTGGTGGATGAGGTTTATAGAATTTATAGGTGAGTCCATAATATTTATCATTTTCCCATATCCCCGATATTTTCAATATAATATTTTCATTAGATTGTTCTAAATGGTCGCAAAAAAGAAATCCGTTGCACAATTGTTCATATATTTTATATTGCGGTATTTTTGAATGAACTGTGTATTTATGTAAAATTTGTTCTTCAATGGTTCGTATTTTTTCAATAATGACTTGATGATTGGAGACATTAAAATAGCCCTTGCATTTGTTGTAATATTTTTCAACCGTGACTTTATGCAATAAAATGTGTAAATAGATTCCATTTAAAGAAAAACAAGGGGTGGAATATAAAATGCGAACAAACGAGCCTTTGTTCAAGATGGTGTTTCTAATGGGTTCGCAGAAATAGACATTGCTTGAATTGTATTGATAAATATATTGAATAAGATTAAGATTCATGTGAATTAATAGGATGTATATTTTTAAACTTTAGAATATAAATAATACAATACTATATTTATTATTATGAAATTCCACGAAACTCATTTTGAAGATTATATTCAATCAAATCAGAGAGAAAACTTGCATCCGAAATTGACCAAGGTTTTTGCCAGTTTTCCAAAACAAATACAGGATTTGAAGCACGTGATTTTTTATGGTCCCAACGGCATTGGCAAATACACTCAAATGTTAAAATCCATTAAAAAATACAGTCCATCAGAATTAAAATATGAGAAAAAGATTAGCATTTCATTTAACAAACAATCGTATTTTTTTAAAATAAGCGACATTCATTACGAGGTGGACATGTCTCTCTTGGGTTGCAATTCCAAATTATTATGGCACGAAATTTACATGCAATTGATAGACATTATTTCATCAAAAACGGACAAATCTGGCATTATTGTGTGCAAATATTTCCACGAAATTAATAGTGAATTGTTGGATAATTTTTATAGTTATATGCAAGTGAATAACAATTGTTCAATTAATTTAAAATACTTTATTGTGACAGAGGAACTTAGTTTTATTCCGGACAATATATTGAATTGTTGTCAAATCATCAATATACCGAGGCCTACAAAAACATTGTACAATAAATGTTTTCAGAACAAATTAAAATCGGTGGAAACAATTACAAACATTAAAAATCTGCATAATTATACGGAAGAGTTGAATGAGCCATATAAAATGATTTGCAATAAAATAGTGCATGCAATGATTCATGTAGAAGAGTTGAAATTCTTAAAATTCCGCGATTTATTGTATGATATTTTCATTTATAATTTGGATATTACGGATTGTTTTTGGTATATTTTGTCTCAATTGGTGGAGAGAAAACTGTTGACTCCCGACGATTTAAAATTGATTATGATAAAAACCTTTACCTTTTTCCAATATTACAACAATAATTATCGTCCAATTTATCATTTGGAAAATTTCCTATTGTATGTGGTTTGCGTGATTCATCGGTTTTAGACATTTGAAATGATTGCATCTTGTGTTTTGTGTTTTGCGTGAGCGCACTATCCTTATTGACATAAATTAACTTAAAATCAATATGATTGTTTCAATCATATGGATATTATAAAAGCATTTGAAATATTGGAATTAGAATATAAGATTGACTGTATTTCCCCGGCATTGTTAAAGAAACAATATCATATAAAAGCATTGCAGCATCATCCAGACAAGAACGGAAATACGCTTGAATCTACTATAAAATTCAGACAGATAAATGATGCATATATGTTGTTGTCTTCTGTTTTTACAGTGGAAGAAACGCGTGATGAATCTGTCCGCGATGAATCTGTCCGCGATGAATCTGTCCGCGATGAATACGTGGATTTATTGAATGCCTTTATTAGTGAATTTGCAAATAAAAAATACATGGATGTGTTGAAGGATATTATTGTGAATTGTTCTTATAAAATATTTGAGTCGTTGAGTAAATCGTATTCCATGGAGATTTACCATTTTCTCTCTAAAAACAAATATATATTTCACATAACACAAGAGGTTTTAACCCACGTCCTTGAAATCATTCATACAAAAGAAATACAAAACATTATTATTAATCCCACGATTGATGATTTGTTTGAGAATAACATTTACAAATTGACTTATAAGAATGTCTTGTATTTGGTGCCTTTATGGCATCACGAAGTATATTTTGACGAAAAACCGCAGGATGTAGAATCGCAGAAACCCATGGATGAATTTATGGTGAGTTGCAATCCTATATTGCAGAATAACATGGTGATTGACGAAGAGAATAATATGATTGTTTATATAGAGGTTTTATTTGAAATTGGTTTATTGCATAAAAAAAGCATAGATTTTCGTTTAGGCAAAAAAGAATTCTGTGTTCCGATAAAAGAGTTGCTTTTACAACAAACCCAGACATTTGTCTTTAAATATCAAGGCATTTCAAAAATCAAGGATGAAATTGACAATGTTGAAGAAAAGTCAGACATTGTTGCAGTGATTAGATTTGTGTAATTTAATTTCCATCTATATAATAAGAGAATGTATTTGGTTAAAGAAAGAGGATACTTTACTGTGGAAAGGGTGACAAGAGAATATGCTGCAGTAATGTGTATAAATGAAGAAAAAGAAGAAGACCCTAAATGTTTAGTTGGACGTGGTGAATCACGATTGTTTTTTAAAAGTAGCGGAACATCAAATAGAACGTTGGAAGAATATACCATCATGGGACCACCGCCAACGCCAACGCCAACCTATTCTGAAAAAATGCCTGCAAAAACAATGGGAATGGAAAGAGAATCAAAGGGTGAATCAAAGGGTGAATCAAAGGGTGAATCAAAGGGTGAAAGGGACGACTTGGGACCATTTGCAAATATGTGGTTTCCGTTTTATGGAATAGACATACAAACAGGTCGTGAGGGTGAGACATTAGATTGGATTGTAAAAGGTTCTTATTGTAAATCACTTATGAATTATAGTAAAAGCATTATTCAATTAAATTACATTAAAAATGCCCAATTTAGAACCGTGTTAGACTCTTATTTTGTTTGTTATGCAGATGTGTGTATTAGTGCTTTTTTTGGTGGTGGTTTATGGGAAAGAGACGAACATTTTATAAGAATACGAAGAAAATTAATGGATTCAATTCAGGTGATTGATGATGCACCCGATAAAGTAGACTTAACTCGTTTGAATAGACTTGAGTTAAATAAGCATTTTCAAGAAAGACTAAATGCGGTCTTAAAAAATAATGCCAGGAAAAAAATAGAGGCGTTAAATGGTGAACATGGAATGCGTATGGTTAAAAGCCGTGACTTTATAAATCGTCAATCTCTTTTATATGACCAAATGGAAGATGATACAGCCCGACAACAGGAACGACCACGGCGACAACGGTTGCTGCGTGAAATGGTCATTGCGAATAAAAAGGTTGCAATGGGTAAAAGAAAAAAAACTTCCAAGAAATCAAAAAAACGTGCATTGCGAAAACGCCGCATGACCAGACGGAGGAAATAAGTATTTTAATTTATTTAATAGAAAAAATAAATTAAAATTACACCGAATCACACACAAACCTACAATCTACACTACTACAATCTACAACTAACTTATGGTTTACGCTTCACAACTTTCTTCTTTGGTGCTTCTGTCGTCGCTCCGGCAGCCGAACTGGAAGTCCCTGTAAGTCCTGCTGATACAGAGTCTTCTTGAAAAGCCGCAGGTGGTGCCTCTTCCACAACCACTTCAACTCCAGCATCCTTTTTCGCCGCAATCACTGGCGCATCCGTATCTTCTTCGTCGCTGTCATCCACAATCGTCGCCTGTATATTTTCTTCGAGTTCGTCTTCTTCAACAGGTGGTGCAGCGCTCTTGAGCTTGTCCTTGTCCGTCTTCTTCAATTGAATAAAGCACTTGCCAGTCAATGTTGCTCGCGGTTTCTGAACAACTGCTTGAACAAGATTCCAACTAATACTAAACTTGCCATTGACAAACCAAATGCCGGCGAATTGAATAATAAGAGCAACGGTTGTCCCTTTCTTCAAATAATCAAGAGGGGAAACATTAGAATTTGTTAGTGATGGAAACAATGGTCCATTGTCTTCGTCATATATTTCGCATTTCCACACTCCATCCCATCGTCGGATTTTAATCTTGAGCGCCGGTTGTTTGCTGTAATCTGGTTCTCTGGTGCCCTTTTGATTAGGATATTTTAGCATTGGCGAAAACAACTCATCAATAATATCAGCGCTTTTATGTACTTTGCCAAACCATTCCTTTGATTTTTCAAGGGCGTCTGCCTTTACTTTATTTTGGAATGCCAGCATATTATTAAAGAATGCAGTAGTATCTTCGGTTTTATATTCGTCGCTGGGAAATTGCAGCGACATTTCAAACTTACCATTACCTTGTCCAGTTTTTTCGTCAACATAATCAGACGCTCCCCATGTAAGCATGAGTGGCGTTGATAGTCTCAAACTGGTCTTCGTCAGTTTATTCAATATGTTTACACTTTTTCCACCCTGAGAATTTGGCTTTGGGGAAGTGTACATAATATTGTTCGAGTTGAATTGAGTGCCGTCAATGATGGTTTCTGCCATTGTTGCTTGTTATTATGAGTTTAACTATTGGGCAATCTTTAAATCAATTTTTTTTTAATTCAATAAGAAATTGAACTCTCCCTGGCAGCATGTCTCGTCTCCGTCGCACATATTAATAAAATTATTGGACTGGGTCTGAAAGAATTTAGTTGCACGATTTCTCTCCGATTTTATTTTGTGGGTTGTGGTATAAAAAGATTTTATTATATATATATAATGAACGAGTATATGGCCATAATTTATTCAAACTGTAATAAAAAGATGACTTTTACGTCACCCTTGTTAAAAATGGACAAGTCCAAAATGATACTTCCAACCTTGACTAATTATCACGTGTTGACCACATATAATTATAGTTTATCAAATCTACAAGTCATTGCAAAATTCTACAAGGTAAAAATAAGTGGAACAAAACAAGAGTTGGTTCTTCGCCTGTTTGGGTTTTTGCGACTGTCCAATTTCGCAATTAAAATACAAAAAAGATTTAGAGGTGAATTGCAGCGATTTTATAATCGGCTTCATGGTCCAGGATACACAAACAAATCTTTATGCACGAATAACACTGATTTTTTTACGATTGATAAATTATCGGACTTGTCTTATTCGGAATTCTTTAGTTACAAAGATTACGATGATTTTATTTATGGTTTTGACGTGGTCTCGCTGCATAATTTAATATTAAAATCTGAAAAGCCGGTAAAAAATCCATACAACCGAAATAATATTCCAGACGAGGAATTGCAGAAATTTAAAAGAATGTTGCTTGTTAGCAAGGCATTGAAAATAAAGTTGAACCTACAAATTCCTCAAAATCCAACGCAGGTTTCGCCTAAAAAACTGATAGAATTAAGAGCCCTTGAATTGTTTCAAACAATCAATTATTTAGGCAATTATAGCAATGCTGAATGGTTCTTGTCTTTGTCACACCTCAATTTAATAAAATTTATGAGAGAATTGGCCGAGATTTGGAATTATCGCGCCGGCATTTCTATTCAAGTGAGACACAACATTTATCCTCCACATGGAGAAATCTTTAGGAATTTTAATTGGAGTTATTTGCATCTAACTGAAGACCTGGATTATATCAAAATCTCGATATTGACCATATTAGAAAGATTCGTGAATTCTGGAATAGATACAGACAGCAAGGCTTTAGGTTCATATTATGTTCTGGGAGCATTGACTCTTGTAAATGAAAATGCAGCCGAGGCACTTCCATGGTTGTTTCAATCATTTTCATATTATTAAGAATATGTAGGAATCTCTCTTATGTTACTCCGAGTTCAGGGTTCAGTAAATATATATTTGCGTTAAATCACTTAAAAAGAAACTATTTATGTATACTATAATAAGATGCCCCGCCAAACCAAATCTAAATCCGAAGTCGTTGCTGTTGCCCCTGTTTCAACGACCCCAGTTGTTTCTGTTGTTTCAGAGCCTGTCGTGTCCGCGGCCACCGCCGATGCCGAGCCTAAAAAGGCAAGACGCTCTACCAAGTCAAAGGTCGAAGTTGCCCCTGCTGTTGAATCCAAGAGTTCCGAGTCTGCCCCCGTTGAATCCGTCACCACCGCTGCCGCCGACCATGTAGAGGTTGCCGTTGAGGAAGTGGTTGAGGGAGATGTGGACCTTGGACTTACGGAACAGTCTGTTGAATTCTTGGCAAAGTTGCAACAACTGGGTGTTCTTATTTCTTCTCTCAAGAGCGAGTATCGTGGACTTGAAAAAAAGTGGTCTCGCGAGTTGAAGACGGCAAACAAGTTGTCTCTTAAACGCCGACGCAAGACTGTCAACCGTGCCCCTTCTGGGTTTGTGAAGCCCACTCGTATTAGTGATGAACTGGCACATTTCCTTGAAAAGCCTTCGGGTTCGGAAATGGCTCGCACAGAAGTTACTCGTGATATTAACAAGTACATTCGCACGCATAATTTGCAGGACAAGGCCAATGGTCGCAAGATTAATCCTGACACCAAGTTGGCTGCATTGTTGAAGATTACTGGAGGCGAAGAGTTGACGTATTTCAATCTTCAGCGTTTCATGAGTCCTCACTTTGCCAAGGCGTCAAAGGACCTGCCTGTCTCTGTTTCTGCCGCTCTTTAAAGTGGAAAAAATATAAAGCGACAACAAATCACAATCCTTCATCTACATTTCAAATAAATATATTATTTTTTATCATATATTTATTATTCAAATACTTTTTCCTAGACAACAACTTCAAATACTTTTTCCTAGATTCATGGATAGTCGGTCACGCGAGTCCTTGAATGTACGAATGGCATGTTCCAATGCTTTTCTAGATATGTGTGGCTGTAAAAATAAAATATCATCACAATCGATGCATTTTTCACTTTCGGTTTTTTCATGTCTAGAAAATAATATGTATTTCACTGCAAAGTCCGCATCTATTTTTCGGGTTTTTAACACTTCCCACAAATTGATTGTCAACAATTCACTCAACTCCGTGTCCGTGTTCAACTCCGTGGTCATTGTTTTGTAATTTTATATAATTGCAAGGCACACACCGCACCCATCAATTGAGAGAAAATATAAGCAATCATGTCACTCGCACTCAATTTATTTGCTAAAGTCATCATGATTGAAACCGCAGGATTGAAATTGCCTCCAGATATTTTTCCTCCTAGTAAAATAACAATGGTCAATATCAAACCAATCGCATATGGATTTCCAGTTGCAATAATCACATATAAAAATATAAGAGTCCCAATAAATTCAACAATGCATTTTTTCAAAAGTGTCGGGCTCGCCATATATATATGTAAAATACATTATCCCAATTCAAACATAGTCATTCTCATGTTTTGTGCCAATTGACTCTTCCCCTTTACTTTTTTAAACATTGCATCAGTGACATAAATATTCTTTAACAATGACGGAGATTTATACTTGGACTCTATAAAATAACACAGTTCCATTTTAGTACGTGCATCCTTTTTGAATTGAAAGAGAGAAGTATTGTGTTTTTTACACCAACTCAAGAAATCCTGAAAATTATGAAGCATGATTGTTTTTATGACATAATATGCCAAAATGTTGGTCTTTTCTTTGTATTTGGAATTCCTGGATGCATACAATTCTTGATAGGTCAATCCCATAAAATCCAAGGTTTTCACTAATTGAAAAAAACTATATGTTCTCTCAAAATTAATAAAAAAATCCGCGTTTGTCAAGTATTCATTGACATCATTTGTATTTCGTAAAATGAAAAAACTGCAAAAGCAGGCGTTTATGATTTCCGCCCAACATTCAGTGTATGCTTCATATAAATTCACTTCAGAAGAAACCTTGAACATTTCCAATATTTTAGAATGACAATCATGATTATTCATATCCGCGAAATCAAATCCGAAATTGTGAAAGGATTCGTGAATCAATACTTTAAACCATTCTTCTTTTCTAAAAATAACAATTTCTGAAGTAGGCATACATGTTCTCGTAAAGGCAGTGTTTGCATTTAGTTGGTCCAATACATGTGCATTTGTTTTTGGCAACACTTTTTTCAAAGAAGTCATGTAAATAAAAATATTCAAATTACGTGAACATTCTTTATTTGAGTAAAGTGTCAAGACATGCATTGCATGAATAATCAATTTAATATGATTGTCACAAGCAGACACATTTGCAGGTGATGCATTTTCCAATATAAAATGGACTGTCATGTTTCTCTCTTTAAGAGAGAACTGATAGGTTACTTCAACAGCAGCCGTGGAATCAATGTGTTTTATAACAGTTGCCGGGAAATTATTCGCAGTAAAAGACTTTGGTTTGATGGCCGGCTCCATAAAAGAAACATTGTGCACCTTCTTTGTAAGTTGTGTGTTTTTTATTTCAATATTGGCATTCTTAATCATATTGTATAAAACAATCAATGTTTGTCTTGTTTCAGGCCTAATTCTTTCGTGATGCACACAATTATGTTGAATAAAAAAATTGGTTAATTCTTTACTGTGTTTTGTTAATATCATTAATACATTACTATGCGATTAAATCTTCGCCTGGTTAAATTAGCAATATCTTAAGTATAAATTAGCATCAAATATATATGTAGTCTTGTTCTTTTCTACTTTTTTAAACGACGGAATTGCCATTAATTTGCCCGTTTTGCTTATAGACGTTTCCGATTCCGGAGACATGCGATAAAAGAGAGAACTGATGGAGTTGTCTGGACGATTCATTTTTTGAAGCCAATCCAATACCGCAAACTGCCTTCTAAAGGTTGATTTAAACGTGGGAACAGTCCATCCATTCGGATACAATTCTTGAAGACGATGCGCATGTATTCTGAATAAATTCTCTAATGAAATCGCAATTTCCGGGTCAGAACTGTTTGCCATTCTAATGAGGGATTCATCGTCAAAGAGAGATAATGTTCGCACTTGGTCTTCGGTTGCCCAGTAATTTTTAATATCGCGTTTCGCCTTCAATTCTCTCGCTTTTTGTTGTTCCTGTTCTTGCTTTGCTGTTTTCTCGCCATTCTTTTCAATAAGATGTCTTCGCATGGCCGCATACTTTACCCTTTCTTCATTTAATTTTCTCTCTTCATTCTCTATTTTTAAATGAATATCATCGCATTGATTTCTCATCTTGGAAAGACTGGCTTCGTACTTTTGCATTTTTTGTTGAGATTTGATGATGCTTGCGTTCATTCTTGTTGGTTGGTTATTGATGGTGTCTTTTTTCTATGGAACAAAGCATTTCATTTTTTATGCAAGAAGAAAGAAATTCATTGCCATGTCCCACAAAACAGGTCCTGATATAAATACCAAATTCGCATTTTTTGCAGTGTCATATTTTGGTTCATTAAATTTGGGATAAAGGATAAATATGCCTTCTATAAATACAGCAATCAGAAAGATGACAAAAACAATTTCAGTAACAACTCCTGTGTCTATATTCATACAATAAAGAGAGAAAAAGACAAGAGACAAAAGAAAAAGAAGACAAAAGAAGACAAAAGAAAAATGAAATGATTTTCCCGGCATTTCGTTTTGCACTAAACAAATCAAAACAAAGCAAACATGTCAAGATACGAATTGTCAACAGAGGTAACAGAAATGTTTGACACTTTTATTGTCGAATGGATACAATTACATTATAACGAAAACGAAAAAGAGAGAAGGTTTTTGTTTTCAATGAAATTAAAAGACTTTGTCAGATATATCTTGAGCCAGAATAAAATAACAGATTCTCATATTATTCCGATTATTCAATACATTATTTATTACAATAAAATAGCACGCGATGTTTATTATGTGGATTCTATTATAGATTGGGAAAGATTTGATGACCCTTTTTATATTATAGAACATGTGCTATGCATATATATTAAATTCCAGAGAGTAAAAGACTTAATTTTACAGACCTTTGAAGACATTGAACATGGACCCACATTAAAATAAATGATTTGTTTCTTTATTCTTTAGAAATATTCAATTTGTATGTGTGCGTGACAAAGTAAATCTACTATAAATTCAAACATTTTTTAACTAACTACGATAAAGGGTTTAATTATACACTAAATATGGAACCATGTAAATCAATACAATTAATAATATCACGTTTGGTCTAGAGTAAATGTTGAAAAATAAGAATACAATAAACACGACGAAACAATCATTATACTATCAGCGAGAACCGCTTTGTAACCATTTTCTCTCGCATATGATTTGAATGTGTCCAACATTTTATTATTAATGAAAACAAATAATAAAATGCGAAATCATGGATTATTTGAATAATTACTGCCAAACAAATAAAAAGGACGAGATTCTCGCGATTGCCAAAGAGAAATGGATATATTATTTTAGATAATATAATCACGAGAACAATAATTAAGACATCTGCGATTACTGCGGATATATTGTAGTTGGCATACCAGTCTCTCAATACTCTTGATTTAATAATTCCAAAAATAGAGAGAAGAATGACGCATATATCTGTTAATAATACTGCATTTAACAAAGAGAGATAATTGATAAACATAATATATTGACATATATTATTTTTATTCTTTGTATTATATATGGACAAACAAACTCAACAAAAAACATTACATTTTGTAAAAACGGAAATAAATCGTTTAGACAAATTAATAAACCAAAAGGTGGATGCTTCAACCTATTTTCAAGAATTTAAAAATAGAATATACAATTTTTTACACGCAAATCCAAAAGTATTTCAAGGATTTTTAGAAATTTTGTATAGAATAAGACACATAAAAAGTCGCAATAGAAGTCTCAATAGTAGTGTCAGTAAAAGCATGAGTAAAAGCAATCGCATCAGTTATAAAAGCGCGAGTAAAAGCAATCGCAACAGTTATAAAAGCGCGAGTCCTCGTAAAAGTAGTCAAAGTCTTGGTGGTCGTGGACGCAGTGGACGCCGTAAAAGTCGTGGTCGTGGACGCAGTCATAGTCGCAGGCGTGCGCGCACTCTTGGTCGCAATAGACTTGGACGTGGTCCAGGAGATGAACAGCCGGTAGAGGAACCAGATTGTGGAATATGTTGGACACCATTAAATAGTAGACAATGTGCGCAGCATTCATACGGTATTGGAAACAATCGTCATCATTCATTTCATTCGAATTGTTTGGCTACGTTTCAGGAGTCGTCTCGTGAAAGACATCAGGTGTGTCCTTTGTGCAATGGACGTCCTACAACTCCATGGGTTACTTTAGATGCAAATACAATGATGACTCAACAAATCGCGGTAAGAGGATATCAAACAGAATTGTTTAATCAATTGGATTTTTTAAGGGCTAATCCTGAGATGGTTCGTACTAACCTTCAGAGATTGGCAGAATTCATGGTTAATGCAAATGGCGATTTAGCCGAACTAGATGTTGAAAACAGAGAATTCTATCATCTACTTCATAATGCCATGAATAGGGATGTTCTAGCGACATTTACAGAATTGTTTAGAGAGACCGAAAGAGTCTTGGCTCCAGCAAGAGACGCGGCAAGAATGGAACGAGAAAGGGATGAAGCAAGGCAAGCATTCGCAGATGCGGCCAACAATGCTATAAGAAGACTTCGCGAAGACCCAATTCGAGGAATGCAAGATTTTGGACATGGCGTGTTAATAGTTGCAACAGCAGCAGCGGCAGCAGTAGGGGCTGTTGCATTGTGTATTCTTGGTGTTTTGCTATTAATAGGGTGCTTCGTAATAATTAATTTTCCTTTTTTTGCAATATTGTTCTTTATATACGGATAGAAGAATTGAGACAAAGAAAAAAGAGAAAACAATGAAAGAAAGAAAGACAAAGCGACGCACTAATCAAAATCACGAGACATATTTTTTCATGATTTTATCACGAACCAACATTAATACATTGTCCAAGTGAGGTTCTTTTCCAGATTTAGATTTCATTAATTTCGCATTTTTGGTCTCAATTAGCAATTTCATCATCTCTGGATTTTGCGTAAATTTCGCCATCTGGGCATCAAATATATTTTTATTCTCACGTTCTTTACTATAATCACTATCAATATGAACCGTTGATGGGCGAATCATTGTCCCATCAAATTCGCCGGTTTTGCCTCCTGCCCCCCTCGCCATTTCAGGATTGCCCGACATTTCTGTCTTTGAGTCAATCGCAAAATTCAAATAGAATTCAGGGCTCTCCTTTTTAAATTTGCATGCATTGTAATAATGTTCTACAGTAGCCCATGTATGATTGTCCAAGGTAAACGGTGCAATCCAGAAAAAGGACAATTTTCGTCGCCAATCATGAATCATCGCCAAACCGGCAAACTCTTTCACATATTCCTTTGGCAGTTTTTCTTTTGAGCCTTTTCCAGGCAATGGTAAACTGGCGGATTGATTGTAATACACAAAGACAACGTCCTCATCATACAATCCACGCAATTTGGATTCTGTAAATTCTTCCAACTCTTCCACAGCGTCCTCGTCTTGACCGCGGGCAACCTGCTTCTTGGTTGTCATGTCTTTAAACTTTGTAAAATCGGAAATCAATGAAAACGTGCCAGCATTTTTCTCTAAACATCTCTTGACCACCAGTTTTTTCATGGCATATGGAATTTCGCTAAATTTAAATATTTGCTTGTTTTTATAACCAATTAATTTATAGTGATTTCCAGTATAATCCACAATAATATAAAATTCAGGATTAAATGTTTGACTTTCTTGAAGAATCGCATCATTCATTTCGCTGCATTGCAATACATTGTCTAAATCTTTGGCTTTGTATAATTGACTGGACATGACAATAAATTTTACATTCAACACTCTTTCCATGGTAGAAATCGCCCATGTTTCCGCCCAAAAATCGCACGTTTTTATTTTCTTTTTGAATTTTTCCAATGTATCAATTCCCTTCATAAATGTATAATCATTCATGTTTTGTGTGGTAATCTTCTTCTCTTCAACGAGCGTGTCGTGTTTGGCCTTGATGTCTTTGGCCTTGATAAGTAATTGATTTTTCTTTTCTCTATCAAAAACATTTGGAAGCATCGCTTTTATCTCTTGGTATTCCTTGAAATATTCTTTTATTTTCGCAGAATCGGTTACAATGGACATGTAAAATAAATCATAATATTCTTTATATCTCGTGAAAATCTCTTCAGTTGCATCTGCTGACAATTTCTCTCGCAATTTAGCCACGGTTGTTTGTTGTCCAATGTTAGAAAAAGCGTCTCTTATTGTTGAGAAGAAACAATCGCCGCCGCCTTCATTGTCTGTCAAGGAATAATATTTGTTTTTCATGAATTTCTGAATCCAGTCATCATCATTGGATTGCTTGTATTTGGCTACAATGTTTTTGGATTCGGCCTTGGTTTCTTCTTGCAACAATTCTGGCATGTGAAATCCAGATGTCAAAATGAAAATATCACTTCTTCCTGAAGGAATCTTGTATTCATGCGAGCCATGAAGGTTCGAATCCTTTTTCTCCTCCTCAGCATCATCGTCGGATTCCTTTTCTTCATCATCCTGGCGAGACCTGTCATATTTATTGGATTCTCTCTTTTCTTCGGGTTTCATTCGCAGTCTTTCCAACATTTCTTTTGTCACAAAAGAATAGACAATTGGGTCTCGCAATTTATCAATGTCTACATTGTCATATGTGTCCAAATAATATTGATAATTGGACGCTTCTATTTCATACAATCCAATTTGAATGACTTTATTGTTGTGCTTTACTAAATAAATTGGATAATACAAAAGGTTTTCTTCTTCATATTGATTTCGCATATTTCCCAAAGCAATGATTATGTCTACATGTGCAATTTCCACTTCATACAAATCCACTTCTTTTTTAATGTCATCCCTGTATATTTTTCTGGATTCGGGATATTTGACAGCAGCATTTAGTTTTGATAATACCATGTATTAATAAGAGAGAAATCTTTATTCAGTTTCATTTTATTATGAATTTTTTCATGTATGCATCATTTTTTAATTCTTCAAGATATTTCCACATTCGTTTTCTTTTTACCACAATTTCATAGTTTTGCTCAGTATTTTCGTATTGAACCAACATGTTTACAATGTCTTCTTTTTTGCATTTTGCAATTCTAATGTAGGATGCAATTCCATAATAGTCGCAAATCATATTTAATTGTTTTAATGTTAAATATGAATAATTGATTAATTCTATTTCCATGCGTTGCTCTATGATTTTATTCTTTGCATGAGCAGTGCTTAAAATGACGTGTTCTGCATTTAACACGAGGTCATCATTAATGGATGAATATTCTTCTCCATCAAGGGTATAATATATTTCGTATTCACACATAATAATATAATTAAAAACATTTTTATATTATTATAATTCGCATGTTATAATTCGCACAAATCCATATATTTAAATATTGATTTGTTGGACAAACTAGGATACGACTTTGTTTTACTTTTCGCCAAACATTGAAGAATAGAGAGAAATGAAGAACCATCCAGAGCGATTTCTTCAGACATGTCTTTTTTAAATAAAATGGCAATGTTTTCAGTCAATTCATCCACTTGATTCTTTTTGTTTTCCAAAGGAACAAACTCTTGGACTTGAGACAAGAGACACGCCAAGAGATTCGTCACTTTCTCTCTTGAAATAATATTGTTCTTCATCAAATTCAATATAAACATGCTCAATGATTTGCGGCATTCATTGTCCTTGTTATTTTTACAAAAGGCGTCGTAATTGACCGCTGGGTCCACATACTCTACATGATTGAATAACTCCATGAATGAATTGAAACTATTGTTAAAGATGGTTTTCATAATTTCATATCTGCTTATCAAATCAGAATACAAATCCGCATATAATTTTGAATAAAACCGATTGTTAGATGCAATATCAAATATTTGCACACAAATTCGCATTAAATCCTCGTCTTTAATATTATGTTCAATCAAGTCGTTTAATAAATCCACGATTTTATTGTGGCAATCAATATAATTCTTGTCTGTTATTTTATTCAAATGAAAACGAATCTTGTCTATTTTTGAATCAATGCCTTCTTTTTGTTCTATTTTCGTTGTTTTAAAACCGCGACTCTTTTCCCAGTTGGCGTTTGAATGTGGACCATGTGTCGCCGCCGCCGCCGCTACCGATTCCTCCTTTTTTTTAAATACTGGCGTTTTTATATATGTGGGTGCACCAACCTTTGATGACAAGTCATTTATCAAGGCAATGGTATCATCCGGAAGAGAGAACTGAAACCCATCAAATATTATATTTTGAAAATCTTGATGAGAATATATTGTAAGCATCTTATAATATATTAATTATACATTTTATATCATTTAAAAATTATTAGATTACTATTATATATGGAAAATTGGGACGAATTAGAGATTGATTCTAGTATTTTACGGGGGATTTACGCATATGGCTTTGAAAAGCCCAGCCCAATTCAAGCACAGGCAATTCAACCCATCATTGCAGGAAAAGATATTATTGCCCAAGCACAATCGGGCACAGGCAAAACCGCTGCATTCACTATTGGAGCATTGTCAAAAGTAGATACATCTCTTAATAAAACACAAGTATTAATATTATCACCCACGAGAGAACTCTGTGTGCAAACCGCCAGTGTGGTGTCGGGAATTGGAAATATGATGTCTGGTCTCAATGTCGCGACCATGTTTGGCGGTGGTGGTGGTGGCGGGTCGCATGCGTCTACGTCTACGTCATCGTGGTTTGGACATCATGCACGTTCTTCACCACCTCAACCACACGTGATTTGCGGATGTGCAGGCAAAGTCTTTGACATGCTTCAGCGAAATAAAATCAATGGACAAGATATTAAATTACTTATTTTAGATGAAGCAGACGAGATGCTTTCTCTCGGATTTAAAGAACAAGTATACAATATATTTCAGTATTTAAATGAAGACATTCAAGTCGCCATATTTAGTGCAACCTTGCCGACACACGTCTATTCCATTACGGAAAAATTTATGCGAGAACCTGTGACCATTTCTGTAAAAGCAGAATCTCTTACATTAGAAGGAATAGCACAATATTTTATTGCTTTAAGAAATGACAGAGACAAATACGATGTGTTGAAAGACATTTACTCTTATATTTCACTTTCACAATGCATTATTTATTGCAATAGCATTAAACGCGTGTCTGATTTGACCGAGTCCATGAAACAAGACGATTTTCCAGTGTGTTCTATACATAGTAATATGGACAAAGGAGAGAGAGAAGAAGCCTTTAACGAATTCAAAAATGGCAAATACAGAGTATTGATTTCATCAGACATTACTTGCCGCGGAATAGATATTCAACAAGTCGGAGTAGTTATTAATTTTGATATACCTAAATGCGTTCACAAATATTTGCATCGCATTGGACGAAGCGGTCGTTGGGGACGAAAAGGCGTGGGAATCAATTTTATTACACGAACAGATGTAGAGAAAATAAAAGAAATTGAGGCGTTTTATTCTTGTCAAATTCAAGAGATGCCTGCGAATTTCGCCATTTAATGTTGGTAGATTCGTATTTAATGTTGGTAGATTCGTATTTAATTTTGTATTATAATATGTATTTCATAGTATGATACCGTCGCCACAGTCGCCACCACCACCAACAACAACAACAACAACAACAACAACAATGCCGCCGCAATTTAATCTCCCGATTTTCTACAACAAAGAAAAACGCAAATTAAATGACCACGTTGTCTGTGATTTAGAATTAATTGAGCCTATTGACACAGGACCTTGTATGTATGATTTTGTCATTGGAAAAGAAAAAGACACGGCTTTCTCTCGCGACCTCATTCCACAATTAGGACAATATTATACTACAAATACCACTTTTTTAAAACAAACACAGAAATTACTAAAGACAATGGTTCTTTCATCAGACAAATCATCAGACAAATCATCCGGTAAAGACAAAGACAAAGGCAAAGACAAAGACCCATTCAAACAAACAAACAATGAAATAAATCGCATTATTGATTTGTGGAATGAAATAAAAATGGATAGTGGATTCAATGACAAATACATGTTTGTCAATTGGGAAATGTGGGAATTCTTGAATCACTCTGAACATTTTTTACAATTTATGAGCATGTACAACATGGCCTCGCCTATTATATCTCTCGTCATGCCAATTATTGTGTTGATTGTGCCATTTTTCATTATACAATTCAGAGGCCTACGTCTCTCTTTCTCTGAATATTACGACATTATTAAAATCATCTTGTCAAATCATTCCATCGGGAAATTATTGACGAATTTTCACGAAGTAAAAATAGAGCAAAAAGTATACATTCTCTTGTCTGTTGCATTTTACTTTTTTTCTATTTATCAAAATATATTGTGTTGCTTGAGTTTTAAAAATAACATGATAAAAATACACACCTACTTATTTACCCTGCAAAAACATTTGAATGTAGTTGTCGCCAACATGGACGCCTTTTTGACATATTCAAACGACTTGTCTACATATCAACCATTTAATTATGTAGTTAGAGAGAAAAGACAAGTGTTGGTTGAAATCTTGCATGAAATCAATAAAATTGATGCATTGACTGTTTCATTCAGCAAATTCAGTCAAGTAGGACACGTATTGAAAACCTTTTACGAATTGCACAATGAAGAATTATACAATGATGCGATTTTATATTCTTTTGGATTTAATGGATATATTTCTGTGCTTGAAGGCATTCAAAAAGGAATCTCTGATGGAATTCTAGGATTTGCCGATTTTTCGCGAAAACCAAAGGCGGATAAGAGTGACAAGAATGACAAGAATGACAAGAATGACAAGACCGGCAAAGAGAAAACACATATTCGCGGCAATTATTACGCGGCATTGGCTCGTGCGACTCCTCCGCCGATTACAAACAATGTTTCATTGCATAAAAATATCATTATTACGGGTCCAAATGCATCTGGAAAGACAACTGTATTAAAGTCAGTGTTGATTAATATTATTTTGACACAACAATTCGGGTGTGGGTTTTATAAAGATGCAACGATTGTACCGTATTCTCATATTCATTGTTATTTAAATATACCTGACACTTCGGGAAGGGACAGTTTGTTTCAAGCCGAATCTAGAAGATGTAAAGAAATATTGGATGAAGTTAAGGAAAAACCTGAAAAAGAAAGACATGTTTGTATTTTTGATGAATTGTTTTCAGGGACAAATCCAGACGAGGCGGTTGGAAGTGCAACAGCATTTATGGATTATTTGATGAAATATAAAAACGTGGATTGTTTGTTGACTACGCATTTTATTCAAGTCTGCAATAATTTAGAGAAAAATTCGCGGGTGGTGAATTATTGCATGGACACGGAAGATGGAGCAAACAACACGCATGTAAACACGTATAAATTGAAACAAGGCATCTCTTTAGTGAAAGGAGGTGTGCAAGTATTGCGAGATTTGAATTATCCAAAGGAAATCATTGATAGTATGAATGCATAAATATTTAATTCTCTCTTGATAATATAGTATGGCAACACCACCAAGTGTTTTTTCTAAAGATTATATTCCATTGTCACAACGAAGAAAGCTTGAACTAATACGACAAAAAAATGATGCTTTTGCGGGGTTGCTAAGACACCCTGATATTTATCAAAACCAATTACAAAATAATGATCCAGTGATATGTTTTAAATTGCTTCCGTGTCCAGAGACTCTTGCTCATGCACAATTTGAACAAATATATACTACTTATTTTTCAAGTGAGTTTCCTGCGTATGCAGTTCTAAATATAACAGGTCATGGAGGACACATAATAAATCATAACATTCAAGGATTTGCATTTAAGTTTGACGGGATTCAAGCCACATTAAATAATAACCCAAATCCATTGGGAGCACGAACCATTGCTACGGTGCCGCTAGGTTTTAGTTCATGGACTGGTACCCTGCCAGATGACCCATTTCATCGTATGAATATATTAGAGTATAATTACAGATGTTATCTTAAACTTATTGCAAATGGTTGCTTCGACCTTACTCCGGCTCAAATGTTGCACTGTTTAACATCTGATACATCACGACAACAGAAAAAACATGATTCGTTTATGCGTCATAATCCACACTTAACACAAAAAGAGATTGAAGAATCATTCAGAATTTTTGCTGACCTTGGAAAAAATTATTATGCTAGGTCTGGAAATTTTGCATGTGATTTTTCAAAAGCCACATATTGGAATGATTCGGATGTTCATGATTTTTTTTCAGGATTGACAATATTTACATGTTGTCTTGAAGATGCAGCAACAGGCTCAAGATATTATGCTTCAAGTCGAAATAATCCTATTATATTTCATCCCCCCTACAAAATTCATCAACCAGGATTGTGTAGAAATTCCATGACTTCGTCCCTTTATCAGTGTGCTCTTATTGACATATCTTCAATTTATTTTTTAAAACTTGTTCATAATATGGATTCAATGAAAGTGAAGATTAATGTTGTGCATGATGGCGATGGTTCACATATTGTGAATCCCGGTGATGACCACACGTATATCAAGGACTATCTCAAATATAACGCAGGGGATGCAGCGAGAGGGGGGTCTTTTGTAGAAATTCCAATTTTACATTGGTTGATAAAATTATTAATAATGTTTGGGGCATATTTTACAAGTGTTAATGCAGTCCTTAAAACTACCCCTCTGTCAGGTGGTGGTTATCAGAAATCTTCACAAAACATTGGATTTGATGCGTGTTATTCTGTTCTCTCTTCCGATATTAAAGATGAGATTGGCAGTTACAAGGTGAATGATTTAGAAATAGATAATCCTTATGTAAAAATAGGCGAAATAAATTCAGAAGATGCGTATGCTTTAACTCACATTTTATGGTTTATTTCAACTGGTAAAATTCAGCATATACATAATATAACAGAATTTATGCAACGTGCATGTTGTTATGCTAGAATTATGTTGGGGAATGAGGGTTATCCAAATCAATTTACTAAGATTGAACCATATCCTGGAACAATGCCCCCCTCAGGTCAACGACATTTTATGCCGGAAGAAGGCGTTGATACTGTTCTTAAAACTACACTTGAGATAATGAATATTAAACATGCTAATCACGCAGCATTTATAACTGAACTAAATACTGCACTTCTTACGGCAACTGGTCGCGATACAACATCGCATTTAATAGGTCTTAATGGTAAAAAAGAACAGGTATCAGACATGATAATAAGAAAATATAACAGAATGATTAAGAATTATATACATGAGGAAATAACAAAAGAAAAATTGGTGCTCTTGGTTATTAATGATATATGTAGACCTGGACCTAAAGTTGACGGATTATCTTGTGCCGCAGTCTCAGTCCCTGCATCACAGCAGCCACAAGATGAGACCGGAGAACAAGATGAGACCGGAGAACAAGATGAGACCGGAGAACAAACGGCAATAAAAATAATAAACGCAGAAGAATGTATAAAAATAATAAACGCAGAAGAATGTATAAAAAAACAAGCAATTGGAACGAAAATGGAACTTATGCAAAAATCAATACAATTAGCACAACAATTAGCACAACAACAAATGACACCAGAAAGCGAAAGAATATCTCGTTTATCTGGTTTATTTCAGGGATTTATACAAACATCAGTACAAACAGAACAAACAGCTATTTCAAAGATTCAAACTCTAGAAACAACACAAATTCAAATTCCAATACAACAAGCAGAAGAATATCTAGTAGATAAAGTGATGGAACAGGTTGCATCAATAGAAAAAACACCAGTCATGAGTGAGGTAATACCAGACTCAAATATATGGATGGATGCATCAAAAATGATTTATCGAGTATTTTTTAAGCAAGGATTCGGGGGTTTAAGTGTGTATAAAAAAATACTAAGACTTGCAGTATATGGTGAGAATCAATGTGGAATTGGCGATGATCCGACCCAACATTATCTAAATATACCATTTGTTGTAAATAAAAATACACATGTAGATGTAGACATACAAGATAACATAATAAATGATGCTATAAAGAGACAATTAAAGGGACAATTTATAACACTTTTATCTGGATTTAATTACCGGCGACCACCGAATGAGCAAAAACAAATAGATGAAGATTTTCTATTTTTGTTAGAAAAAGAAAAACAAATCATAGGCCTAGTTGAGTATAACCGGTTATATGAAAACCTAAAACGTGAAAACCAAAGGAATTCTGTTCAGATTCAAGTAATAATAAAGACCCAAAACAAATATAATAAAATGAATCGTAAGAGTGGTAAAAACCAACAAAAGAAGAATGAAATAACTGATTATTTTAATAAGAAGAAGAAGAAGAATGGTGGTTCATTCAAATCCCAAAGAAGAAGAGGAAGAAAAACATGTAAACGACGAAAAACATGCAAACGGAGAAAAAGAACCCAACGGAGAAAAAGAAATAAAACTCGTTAATTTATGAATTAAAATATATCCCTTTTTATAATGAGCTTATTTAATCCAACATTGTTGCTATTTTTAGGGCTATTGTTAGTGGTTTCTGGATTGTTGTTGTTTTATGTGGATATGAAGATGAGAGAACAAAACCACAAAATAAAGGCAATTGCAGATTTAGCAACAACCATCGCTCAATCTATCAATGGTGGTCAAGTAAAACACGCAGAGGTTGTCAAGGAGAATAGCAAGGAAATACATAATAAACCTAGAGAAAACATGGAACTAATACAGGTTTCCGATGATGATGATGATGACGATTCCAGCAGTTCAGAAGACGATGATTCAAGTAATTCAGACGATGATGATGATTCCAGCAGTTCAGACTGCGAAGACAATGGTGAATTAGAAGCAACTAAGAAAAAGATTAGTATTAAGGCAAACCAGGAGGAAGACCTAGAGATTAAACACGTATTTCTCTCTCCAGAAGAATCGTCTAGTGGGTCATTGCTAGAACCAGAGGAAGTGTCTGGACTTGGAGTTGGACCAGACCCCGGACCCGAGTCCGAACCAGCGCCTCAAGAAACGCCTGCTCAATTGGAACAAGGATTGTCAGAGCCATTGGAACAAGATGACACATTTAAAATCGTATTGTCGTCCGAATTAGATTACAAGAAAATGACAATTACAAAATTGCGGCAAATAGTGACAGAAAAAGGATTGACGCCATCCTCGGAAGCCAACAAATTGAAAAAGCCGGATTTGTTGAAATTGTTAGAAGCCGAATAATTTTCTCTCCAACAATAGTATAATGTCTTGGGGACAATGTTATTCAGGTTCAAACAATATTCATTTTAATTTCCCGCCAATTATGAATGATGGTAGAAACTATGCTTCATGGCAACCAGAAGCCGTAATCAATCAGCGAATCCAACAACAAGAAAACATAAAATCCAGTTGGGATTATAGAAAATACATGCAACAAAATGGACTAAAAATAATGAAATACAATTCGCATGAAGCATGTTATGATTTAGGAATAAATCCACATGAATTGACAAATACGACGCCTTCTAGCAATGTGCCCTATTTATACAAATCACAATTTGACACGAACATTCCTAGTTATGGATATTGCACGAGTGATTTAAAATCGCCGTATTTATCACGAGAGCAATTAAATGCGCGAATGATTGCACCATCCATGTCTTTAGATAATATTTCGTAAATATATGGAGAACTTGCCCAGTTTACAAATACCAGGACAATCACAAGACACAGGAATAGCGTTACCTTCAACCCCTGGGTTTTTCCCTACAAACAGAGAGAAATTGCATAGACGACACACGATATTAGATACCACGTATGATATACAAGCATCAACACGTGATCCTATATGTTTAGTGTCAATTGTTCCGCATCTGCATGGAGAAATACCAATTTCTATTTGCAAACAAAATGGAAAAGTAAAAGATGTGAATGTTATTGTTAAAAGAGTTCCAAATGATAATACTTTGTCCACCAGATTGATGGCACCTGCTGGAAGAGAGCACATAGAACACCACGAAGGGGATGACGAATGTCCTCATTACAATTCAAGTCTGCGTATTATTTATGTTTCGCGAATGAGAATGTTTTCAAATGTGCAATGTTTGCCTGGATTGATGGTTAGTGAAACTGAAAAGGAGAGATTTTTGCCAAGAGATTTTTTTTTAGATGATACCAGAACAGGATACAGTCAAAAAGGGTTACGCAGTATAGCAGCAGATTCTGAATTTCATGAATATATACACGACCCCAATTATTGCAAGTATTATTCACGAAAGAATGAATATGTGGAAAAGATTTGTATAAGTAAACCGGAAGTAGCAGGCGAACAATCCTTTGGATTTTATATTGATGTTGCAATTATTAGGCCAAAGAATGAAACCACCAGCACGGTAACCGTGAAAACATTTATTTTGTCAAATAAATCCCCCGAGTTTTCAGAGGCATCTCACCGTTATATAGAAGAATTATTAATTGGTGGAAATCCAGACATAAAACAAAGATTGCATGAATTTATAGAAACCGGAGTCTGCAAATTAAGTAACGTTATTGATGCGGTTTCGTCTTATACAAAAGAGATGGGAATTGAAAATGGAAACACTGAACTTTTTTTAACAGATTTATCATGCAGTGTGTATAAAACATTTAATAATACCCCGCGAGAAAGGATATTAATTGAGCCACAGGACCTTACTTTGATTCAAGTAGAAGAAATGAACCAGGAGATTAAGGATGAATTGTATGCCAAGCATGGCATTCCAACAGACTATCCAGATGATTATATGAATGATGATGGGGATGGGTTCGACAATGGTTGTGGAGTATTGTATCTTTCAGACATTGATGCAAAACGACTTTCCAAATCTCAACTGGAAAAACGTGAATATGATAAAATATTTCAGATTATACGTGGAAAATTGCCGGAATTGCGAACAAGAGTTGCTTCTGGATTCTCTTTTTTTAATAAAAGGCGACACCGGACTAAACGGACAAGACGGAGTAAAAGACGGACAAGACGGAGTAAAAGACGGACAAGACGGAGTAAAAGAAGAGGCACAAAAAGAAGAGGCACCAATAGAAGAGGCACCAAAAGAAGAGGCACAAGGAAATAACATGTAAGAAACGATATAATAATAATTTTCTACTTATTATTATATGAAAATCGTCAGCATTGATGTCGGGATTAAAAATATGGCATATTGTGTTCTCTCTTCAACCGTGGAACCGGCGTCGCAGCCAAAGGTGGAAATATGGGATATTATGAATGTCGCAGAAGAAACGCCGTCAAAATGCATTCGTTGCACCAAAATTACCCCTGCGAAATTCAAAAAGAATGAAATGTTCTATTGTTTAAAACACGCCAAGGGAGAAAAACAATATACAATTCCAACCTCGGAATTAACCCATGCACATATTAACAAACAAAAAATCGCACAATTAATTCTTCTTGCAGAGAAATATAAAATAAAGTATGACAAGGAACACATGAAAAAGCCAGACCTGGTTTCTCTCTTTCACAAATATATAGAGGACACCTGTTTTGAAAAGGCCGCACAAGTAAATGCCTCCAATGTGGATTTAATTACTGTGGGAAGAAACATTCAAAAAAAGTTTGACGCGGCATTTGATTCTATTTCTCACGAAATTACACATGTAGTAATTGAAAATCAAATAAGTCCAATTGCGAATCGCATGAAAACAATTCAAGGGATGGTTGCCCAATATTTTATCATGAAGAATCCGTCCATCATGATAGAATTCGTCTCTTCTTCAAATAAATTAAAGACGGTCGCGACATCAGCAGCCGCAGTGTCTTCTGAAGAAGAAGAAGAAGAAGAAGAAGACCCGGTTCCGGTTCAAGACGAGGAAACAACAAATACAAAGAAACTAGATTATGCGGGACGCAAGAAAAAAGGAGTAAGCATTTGTCTGGAATTATTAAAAGACGACAATGCCATGACATCTTATTTTAAAACACATAAAAAGAAGGACGATTTAGCAGATGCTTTTTTGCAAGGTATTTGGTACATGGATAAAAATAAATAGAATAATAGGATGCGTTTTTGACTTAAAATAAATCTACTATGAATAATTAATGGACGATATTATTGAAATTTCCGAGTTAGATTGGAATGCTCCAACTCAAAGTCAAGGTCAAAAATCCACTAATTTCGGGTCTGGTATTGAATTACTTATGAATGATAAGGTGAAAGAAGGTTCTAAAATGTCAAGCGACATTAATTTAGATGATTTGAACAATTTGGAAAATGAATTGAATAATTTATCAGAGCCGTCATATTCTTCTTCTTCAAAGTCCAACTTTTTTTCAGGCATATCATCCTCTGATGAAAATACACATGACAAGGGAGAGAAAGGTCCCTCGGTGAAATTTGGAGGATTGGACGAAAATTCGCAGACATGGGACGGTTATGGTAAATTCAATAACATCCCTTTAAATCCCGACACACCTGTCGCACCTTTGCATCCTCAAATGTCAAAAGAAGAAATGTTGCGAGAGAAATTCAAGATATTGAGAAAGTTAGAGGCTTTAGAGAAAAAAGGCGTGGAATTTTCTAGAAAATACACGATGGAGTCGTCTTTAGCTGAAATGCAAGGTGAATATGAAACAATCATGGAAGAGAAGAATAAAAAGAATTCCATGAAATTTCAGGCAAACATGTTGATGGCGATTATCAATGGTGTTGAATTCTTAAATGGCAGGTTTGACCCGTTTGACATTAAATTGGATGGTTGGAGTGAGCAAGTGAATGAAAACATTCAAGATTATGATGATATTTTCGGCGAATTGTTTGAAAAATACAAATCTCGTGCCACCATGGCACCGGAAATTAAATTACTTTTCCAATTAGGAGGAAGTGGTATGATGGTTCACATGACAAATACAATGTTTAAAAGTGCAATGCCTGGAATGGATGATATTTTACGGCAAAACCCGGATTTGATGCGACAGTTTCAGACAGCCGCCGTAAATAGCATGGGACAAACAAATCCTGGATTGTCGGGATTCATGAATGGAATGATGAATGATATGCCGCCACCGCCTCCAATGGCAACTCAAGGTCCTAGAGCCGTTCCTCCTCCATCCGGCCGTCCTGGAAATAACAATTATATGAATGGTGGCGGTGGTGGCGGTGGGAACAGTGGCTCTAATGATGGAATTCATTTTAGAGAAACCCCAAGACCCATGAATACCTCATTAGAACAAGAGAGAAGATATTCGCCGGCTTCTTCAAGACCTGAAATGAAGGGACCGAGCGACATTAGTGATATTCTTTCTGGATTAAAAACAAAAACAATTAATATTCCTGAACAAGACAATAACAATAGCACTATTAGTATAAGTGATTTGAAAGATTTACAAGGAGACGGAAATGTGCCAAAGCGAAGCAAACGACGTCCTAAATCGGACAAGAACACGGTTAGTTTAGATATTTAAACCCTTGAATAATTCTGTCCACACTTTGTCATGCAAAATAATGAATGACCTCCAATAAACTCAACCATTGTGTGTAATAACACTCCAATTGAAAAAAAGAGGAGTATTTTATTTTGTATTAGTATATGCAACGCTGAACCTACCAGTAAAAAGAGGAGCGATTCTATCAGGCATTCAATAAACAATGCTGGAAAAGATTGTTTGAAATAAATGCATCCGCAATAAGATTGTTGAATTCCTAATAGATAACCGAATAAATGTTTTATGAATCCTACAATGACCAACAAGAACCAAAGTTGTGAAAGAGGAACACCAGAAAAAAGAGGGATACGAGAGAAAAGACAAACAAGAGACAAATAGATAAAAACGCAATAGATTCCAACAAAAATGGATTCACAAAAAAGAGAAATGTTCATTATAAGTAATTATTTTATTTTTATTTATAATGATTGATTTGAAAGAGTATGATTTACTTCAAATATATTTATTTTACATAAAAGAGGCATTGAATTGCAATGTCTCGTTAGATTTATTTTTAGGCGTATTTTATTTATTTTGCCATCAATTGTATTTTGCATTATTTATATTGATTACTTGTTTTACGACAAATATAAATCATTTATGTTTCATGGCTCTTATTTTATTTATTAACATCTATTCAATAATAAAATGTAAAACATGTCCGATGTTTTTAATGGAACATAAATACATAAATACGAGTTTTAGTGTTTCTTTCATGAAAATGTTTGGCGTTACACTTCCTTCTGTAAAAAAAAATATCAAGGGTAAAAAACATTTTACGAAATATTTAAATTATCGTATAGATGAGTTTACGATGCAAATTATATTTTCTGCGTATGTATTGTTTCTTCTTAAGATTATGCTCTTAATTATTTTATAGATTACATATATGAATATAGAAGGACCTCAACATATATACATTCGCACAACTGTCTATGACAAGAACAATACAGAGTTTGATAAAATGATAGATAGGTCTGACTATAAAAACACCTTATTTATTTTCAATGACAATGATGTGGAAATTCGCACAGATACTTCTGGTAATGGTACTGCAAAAATACGACCCTATAATACATATACCACAAAGAAAATCGCATATCCTCGTAGTGCTGGAATTCCTATAGCATATAATAATAAAGAAAATAGAGGTTATACAGGACTTAAAGACGCTTATAATGGAGGAGAATTGCCATACAAGAGCATTCTAATTGCATACATTGACATTCTTGCAATATTGTATGAGTGTAAAAAGATATACAATACAATCATGTATTCAGTAAAATATAGAGGTGACTCTATAATTGCAACAGATTTATACAACGTTGATTCAGGAGTTGTATTCTTTATTTCACATTTGCTTAAAGAGATTGACCATTATTATAAAATTTTTTACAATTTGGTTGAGAGACATGAACAGGAAATAACAACAGGGGGTGCATTATTTTATCAACTCATTATGAAGGACCCTGCAATTAAATACAAAATAGATGTTCCATATTCACCTGAATTGAAAGAAACCCAATACGAAATAGACCAGAAAAGAAAGAAAAGACAAGAAAAAAGAGAAGAGAGAGAGAGAGAAAGAAAGAGAAGAAGAGAACATGGTTTCTTTTCTTATGGAGATGGAGATAGAGAGATGCAAAGGATTGCACGACAAGAAGAAATGGAAGAAGAGGAGGAGCGTAAAAAAGAAGAAAAGGAATTGCTTGCAGTTCATAAAGAAATTATAGAAGACCACGAAGAAGACGAAGATGAAACCACTAAAAAAGACGCTGAAATAAAAGAGGATTCAAAAAAAATAAAAAAAAAGATGAAGGAATTTTTAAAAGTTATGAATAAATATAGCGATTCCTTTAAAGATTCAAATAAGAACGAGACCAAATTATACAAATTATTCATCAACATGAATACTGAAATTGTGAATCTGCCAAATGTCTATTATGAATCTTCCATGATTAATAAAAACGACCAATATAAATATATTTATGTGAATCCATATTTAAAATTTACTCCAGAAACGAATTTGTATAATAAAACGTATAAAATTAAACAAAGAGAACAGGAAAAATACAAACCTAAAATCAAAGAACAATTGCTCTTTAATGTCACTGAAATATTAAAGCAATTGTTTAAAACTGGAACGGTTATTTATCTTGGGAAAAATCAGAAACCTTATGTGATTGAAAGTTATGTGCCTTTGATTGCTGTATTGGATGAAAATGATAAAGATGATGATGATGATGATGTTGCGACGACGACTGCTGCTGCTGCGACTGCTGCTGCCGCGACGACTGCCGCGAAAAAAAAGACTGCAATTGATGCTACCGCGAAAAAAAAGACAGACGATAAAGTGCCGAATACAGTGCCACCTGCGACACCGACTACAACGCCACCTGCGACACCGACTACAACGCCACCCACTGCAATAAAATCTGCTATTAAAAAAACAGACAATAATACGACAGGCAAAAGTGTTACTTTCAACCCAGATATCATACAACCAGCACATCAAGGCGGTGCAAATCCTTTAATTGATGACCCCATGAGTATCAAAACAATCGCGTTTAATATTATTAAAATTACAAATGTCAATAATAATAAAACAATTAATGTCACAATTAATTTGAAATTATATCCAGGAAAAACATTGCCTTCTCCAACTTCTCCCAATTTTAAATCTTATGATTGTTTACGAAAAAAGAATGATGTTTATCATAAATTCATTGATTTTACTGGATTAGATACTTGGGACAAATCAAGGAGCAAGGTTATGTTTCAAGAAAATAAAATAACAATGACGCCTTATATTGATGATGCTGTTTATAAACAATATGATGAAAGTGAAAAAGACAAGAGCAAAGACAAGAGCAAAGAAAAAGAAAAGGACAATGATACGAAAGAGAAAGACAACAGAAGAGAAAGACCTCTTCTCACAGACCGAGAAATACAAAAGGAAAGAGAAAAAGAAAGAGAGAGAGAAAAAGAGAGAGAAAAAGAAAGAGAAAAAGAGAGAGAAAAAGAAAGAGAAAAAGAAAGAGAAAAAGAAAGAGAAAAAGAAAAGGAAAGAGAAAAGGAAAAGGAAAGAGAAAAGGAAAAGGAAAGAGAAAAGGAAAAAGAAAGGGAAAAAGAAAGGGAAAAGGAAAGAGAAAAGGAAAAAGCGACAAATACTACAAATACTACAAATACGACAAAAGGAAATGCGACAAAAGGTGGAAATAAAACTAGACGCCATAACAAATCCGGGACAAACACAAGGACAAGGACGAGAAGAACAAGAAGAAGAAGAAGTCAAAAAAGACAAAAAAGACGGTCAAGAAGAACAAAAAAAAGAACAAGAACTAGACACAATTAAGATGATTTCGGAAACATATTATCATCTATATCCGTAGTATAAGACAAATTAAATTTCTGCAATGCATCTTTTTGTGCCTTCATTTGTGCCTGTTTTTTTGATTTTTCCAAGATACTTATTGCAGAATTTAATTCAGAGTCAGAAACAATTCCATCATTGTTGGTGTCTATCAGTTTATGTAAAATCCTATATTTATGTGGAACAATACAGTATGAACTTTCTTCATTAAACAAATGGTCAGACAATACAGTAAATATGGCAGTTAATCCAAGTGCAGTATAAATATCACGTGTGCCCATCCATGACATTGCAAATACGAGAATTTGTTTGCTTAAAGTGTATTTTAGGTATTCTTCGGTTGATTTACTAAATTGAATGGTTATAAATTTAGAGCCCACATTTAATAAAATCATAATAATACCAGCAAAAAATTTACTGCTGTTCAAGTACATGATGTGTTCGTGCATAAATGAAAAAACGTTGAAAGAATTCGAATTCTTTTTTTTTATCATATATAAAGGTTATACATAATAATTCAATTTAAGATTTATTAATGATTTCAAATAAAAGTCGTCATCAAAATAGTTCACGCATGTAATAAGTGGTATTTTATGTGCATGCAATTCGTTATATAAACATGATAAATTTCTCTCCATTGTCCACAAAAAATTTTTAAAGGGTTTATTTATGGAAAAGTGTTTGTCATTTATTTTACGAAGCATCTCTTGTATTTTCCATCATTATTGTAAATAGTATTCATATATTTTAACCTTAATAATACCGAGAAAATCCCAAAAACGATTCTTTTAAACTGGTGGCTCCTGTAACATCTTTTGCACTTGATGTTTCATCTTTAGGAGGAGTTGGAAGTGAACTCGCCGATTTTCCAATAACCATCTTTCTTTTCTTTTCTTCAACTGTTGCTGTATCAGGAGAAGTTGTAGGCGGTGTTGCAAGCATCTTTGGACTGGTATTGGTCTTGGTCGTGGTCTTGGTCGTGGAGTTGCCGCCTGCGGCGGTGGTGGACCCGGGCACAGGATTTTCCATATTCTCAAAATCAGGAGACAATTGGGAATAGGCTAAACATATCACTATTAACAGGACAAGACCCACCATTTTATTGCATTTTGTGGTTGCTATTAATCCCCCGACTAACAACAATCTTCCTAAAACAGTGCGAAATAAAAACTTCTTTGAAACAATATAAATAAGACTCAATGCAACAAGAATCAATCCAACACTGGCCTTTTTATTTCTGCTTAAATCTTGTAATAGCATATATAAATTAGTTATATAAATTATTATCTACATTTTTATTAATAATGTCTTTAGCAATGTATGCTGCTCCATTTGACAATGACAACAATTCAAGTAATACGGATAATGCAACATCTTCAAATATAGAGAGAAAACGACAACAACATAACAGAACTCAAAAAAGAAACCCTCCTTCTGAAAAAGTCAATTCTATGTTGGAAAAAATACACGCGAATTTATACAATGAAGATAATAATTTATTAGGCAATTATCCTTCTGCACATGAATTCAATCCACCTCCAAAACCAGAATCCATGGCTGGTTATAAAATTGCGAGCAAGGAACCCGGTTCTTCTTCCGGAACCACATCCCCCTCTAAAAAAGAAAACATGACTACTTTGGGAAACCAACCACAACCGAATTATGAAAAAGACAATCTAGATTTGAATAATATACAAACCAATTACGGCGATTCACAAAGTGCCGATGAATATTATAAAAAAATGATACCAAATTATAAAGAAAATAGTAGTATTGGACAAGGCAATCATGCACGAGGTTACAATAGCGGAAGCACCACAGCAAACTATGCAAATGTGGCGAATGATGTTCTTCTTCAAAAACTGAATTACATGATACATTTATTAGAAGAACAACAAGACGAAAAAACCAGCAATGTCACTGAAGAAGTCATATTGTATTCATTTTTAGGCATTTTTATCATTTTCGTGTGCGACAGTTTTGCACGTGTCGGCAAATATGTGCGATAATGCACGCGTTTTGTAGTATTTTATTTTTAATGTATATAATTTATGAAATATGCAAACATTGTAAATAATCCCATTCGTAGATTATCAATATTTATTTACAATTATTTTAAATTAGAAAATATTAATTTTAAAAAATATCACATAATTCACAGCATTTATATTTTTTTGATTATATTTATAGTTTTATTTAATACTAATTTATTTCACTTGATAATATTATTAATTATGATGTCATTGGACGCATTTTCAATAGTGGTATTTCATAAATGTCCTCTAACACTGTTAGAAAGAAAACATTTAAACATAAACTCATATAAAGAAAGAAAAAAATTTATAAAAAATACAGGAATACTTTATAAATGCAACCATGAATATGAAGAACAACTAGAATTATTAATTAATGTTTGGATGTTAATTACTTCAAAATGTTTAATTATAATTTTTCTTAAAATGTTTAACTTCAAAATAACAAATAATCATAATTTATATAATAATGAGTAAAGTTAAAGATTATGAAAATAAAAATAATAAATACAAAAACATTAATGTAATTCATTCTTTTAAAGAAAATTACATGCCTTTTTTATTTATGTTTATTGCAATTTATTTAATTTCATATAAGAATTATTTATGTGGAATAATAACCTTTATTGCTGTTGCATTTTTATCTTATTTTTGTCATTATTTTAGTCATCAAACTAAAAATATTTTTACTATATTACATCATTATCATCACGAAAACGATAATTTTATTTCACATTACGCACAAATAATTCTAGAAATATCTATTGTGGGAATTGTTGTTCCATTATATTATTTTTTTAATTTAAATATAGTTAATTATTGGATAATATTTTTTTACGTTATGTTGTATTCATCTATTCATAATTATAACTATTCTATTTTAAAAGTAAATAATGTTCATAAATTACATCATGAATGCATAAACACTAATTATGGTCCTGATATATTAGATATAACATTTGGAACAAAACATCCTTCAGAAATAAATGTGGAAAATATCAATCATTATGGTAATAATATAATAGTATCCACAATAATAATTTTAATAATAAAAGAGTTATTTAAAAATGAATGTTTTAAAACAAATGCGTTATTCATTTTATTTGGATTATTTATTTTAATGTATATATTTTTATTTTTTACATCTATATTTGTATGGATTGATTTTACGCGTGAAAATAATAAAAAATGGTATGATGGTATTATTTAACTCGGGTGCGCAACTTTAATCAATGACCAAGGTTCTCTCTGAATTGAATGTTGGACATGCAAAATTATAGAAGAAATAGGCAGATGGACTCACTATTTCCGCCTTGGTTTTGAGAGAAATATTGTCTATTAATTTCCGATTGTGAGACACATATTCAATGGCTGCATAGCCGAATTTATATTGATTTGCGACATTCCAAAAGGCAATCTTGAATCCTTGGATAAAGAGTTCGTCGTTGCATTCGCATTCGCAATCGTCACTTTGAATAGAACCAAAACAAGAGAGAACTTCCTTGTCTCTCTCTATAAAGGTATTGGACTTTTTCAAAAAATAGGCGGCAATGATTCGGTCTTTGATTGCCGAAACAGTCACTTGAATAAAAACATTCTCTGTTTTCACCAATTCCACCAAATTGGCAGTTTCAGGTGCAATAAAAAGGTCAAACTGATGCATATTTTCTTTCATGAAATCCACCAATAAATACATATTTTTTGTTCCAATTTCTACTAGAGAATAAGTGGCAATCAATGGCACAGGCTTTCTCCATGAATCCACTGAAAACCCATATGTTTTATAAATGCACAGCGGCATTATTCCAGTCAATTCATCTTCTTTCTTAAAGAGAGAAACCACTATATGGGTGTTCATGTGTCGTTGATTGTATTCGTGCGTTTGAATAATTTGCGGGGCGACGCCTTGTTTTCTTTTTGATTTGTCCACGCACAAATAATCCGCATAATACACTGGGAAATCCAGCCTTTCTTTTTCTTTTGATTTCGATGCATCTTGTTTGATGGAAACCAACAGAGGACGCGTTGTCATGACTCCCGCCAGTTTGTCATGTTCAATAATTTGTCCATTTTTCTCGTCGTGCAATAATTCTTGTTCATTGTAAAAAGAAATAAAACACGGATAATTGTGGCCAATAAAATAGGACATGACATTTATCTCTTTGGGAGAGAAAACATTGTCTCCATTTCTTAAATAATTGGACTTGATGATATTCATGAATCTGCCGATATCATTTTTATCCAGGTGCGAAACCAGACGTGTTGTAATATCTTTGAAATTCGTGTATTTGTTTTTTTGCGGCAATTCATGCATAATAATTCCTGGTGGAAATGCCATGTAATGTATGTCATAACAATGAAACACTGGCTGATATATCCAAAATCCATATTTGATGCGAAAATAGGCGAACACAAGGGCGAGAACAATGAAGAATGCAAGTGATGTGTAATAATACATTGCATTCTCTTGCTAAAAAATGGGCGTGCGTTTTCCGCGATTGTTGACTGGTCTTTTCTTTGATTTATTTATTTATTTATTTATAAAAATTGAGTCTTTGCGAAAGCATCAGTCTAATTTTTCAAAGAAAAATTGAGTCTTTGCGAAAGCATCAGTCTAATTTTTCAAAGAAAAATTGAGTCTTTGCGAAAGCATCAGTCTAATTTTTCAAAGAAAAATTGAAATGCTTATTCTCTCGATAAAAACCAATAACTAATAACATAAACGAACAATCAATGACACAACGACAACAACAAATTATTGAAGAATATCTATTTGATGTCTTTCACAAATTGGGAGGTAATGGTGAGAAAACGACGAATTGGTGGAACAATGTGTTTTTATTAGAAGCGATTACAAATATGGGACAACAAGATTATAGAATTGCAACCTTTTGCGAACCTTGTGAATTCTTTAAAGACGAAGATGCAGAAGCAGATGAAGGCGAACACGGTGAAGGCCAACACGGAGGCAACGAGACTGAAGACGACGACTCTGACATGACTGACGCGGATTCTACGGACAATGAAAAAAGACACGAAGCAGTTGATAATTATTTGGCGAATTATTATCAACACGAAGATTATTATCATTACTCGATGAGAATGACAAATGCAATGGCATCTAGAAGCGAACGGATGTTGCAGCAACAGTATTTATACATTTATACAATTGAGAATTCAGACTATTTTATGAACAAGTTTATTTGTGGGGATGAGGTGGTGTTGAAATAAGTAACTAACGATGACTTTTCTTGGTTTTTCTTTTGGTTCTTCTGTTTCTTCTTTTGGTTCTTTTGTTTCTTCTTTTGGTTCTTTTGGTTCTTTTGTTTCTTCTATTTCTTCTTCTTTTAGAGTTTCCACCGTCTGGTATGTCACCATTTATCATTGACGCGCCATCAACTGCGGGTGCAACGCTACCATTCCTTTCCTCCCTCCTTATCATTCTATCATCTGGCGGTGGAAAAACGCCAGAATAAAATGACGTGTGTCGTCTTAGTCCAGTGTCACATTCTTGTCTGCATACATGAGAAATTAATTCCATATAATAACCATGATAAACAATTTGCTCATTTATGTATACATATAAGGCAGTAAGAGTCGTGCTTTTATCTTGTGCTGATGCAGCAGCCATTGCGACGTCAGTTAATCTCCGTATCTCAGTTAAATCAGCAACTTTACCATTTGAAATTAACAATAGAGTGCTTATTAATACAATAATAGCATCAGTGTTAATATAATATATTTTATATTTATGAATTTCACTATAATTATCCACCAAATATTGCATAGTGACCTCATTAGGAGGTGTAGGGTCATTCATATCATAACTACATGCACAAAATTTTATCCGATTTCTTTCAGACATAAGATTAAATAATGGAAGAATCAAAATCAACAAGAAATCATATTCGCCACTTCTCATATTTCGTATGAATAACAAGTCTTGAAACAGTGATAAATCTATATATGAATAGTCCTTTACTCCTTCTGGGAGTGGAGGAATAGTTCCTTGAATTGAAAATGGACTATTTCCTGTTGTAAATGTTAAATACCCATCCCTCATTAAAAGTGTAATGACGCATAAAATTAATCCACTAAATTCTATTTTATCTGAATGAGGATTTCCTTCTCTATCATACCAATGTGGATTTAATTTATGTAATTCAATCCACATGTCTGTTAATGTTCTCACCTTTAAGGTTCCTGTATTTTCTACTGTTGCACGATGAGGGTTAGCCCTATAAAATTGTTCATTTTTGCTGCATAACATTACCATTCGTGCTTGTCCAATTTTATATTTGTTATTAAATTTGTTTATAAAATATCCCACTGATGTTGAGTTTTTCATCAACTGTAACATTTCGTCTAGTTTCCCAATTCGTGAAAAAGGGCTACGTGCTTCATCCGGAGATTTAATAGAAATATTATACAAACCATCAGTAACAGAATGTAATATAATCGCATTCATAGGAATTAGATTCAAGTCATGACCAGAGTTGCCATCAAATGACTCATTTAATACATTCGTTTTAGAATCTTCTCTGTTTACACTACATTCTGCTCCTCCATGTGCAAGTATAATTAAGGAACACATGGAATGTTTTGTTAGGTACTTATGAATTCTTCTTATAAATCTTAACACACGAATCCGGCTGCCGCCTAGCAATTCTTCTAATGACGCTAAATATTCACGATAATCGCCTATGTTAAAAATATTAAGATACGTAACATACATATGATCCGTAAATTGTTTGTCTGTCATTCTGTTCACTTGGGCTTCTTCCGCATGTCGTGCATTTCTATCTGTTTCTTCTTTAATTGATGGGTTTTCTCTTGCTGCTGCGATTTCTGCTTCTGCTTGTTCTGTTGGTCCTGTTGCTTCTATTTCACGTTGTGTTTGTTGTACTGCTTCTATTTCACGTTGTGTTTGTTGTGCTATACGTTTATCATATCGTTCATCTCTTTCTCTTTTTGCTTTTTCTTTTTTTTCTTCTTTTTTTCTTTCTTTTTCTTTTTCTGCATCTCGTTTTTCTCGGTGGGTTAGGCCATTCTTGTTCGTGTTTTTGTTTTTAACCTTCGTGAAATGTGAACTCATATATAATAAACAAACAAAATATATGTTGCATTCGTGTTTAAGAAAAAATTGAAATGCTTTTTTCCTACATTCTCTTCTGCAATTAACAACTGCAACAAACCAAAAATGGCATCTTATTGTGACGAATTCAGTTTTGACGACGTTTTTGAAGACGCTTCATATGTGCAAGTTTCAGTAAATCAATCACAGACACAGGTAAATGAAGAAGACTTGGACTCGGATTACGAAAAAATTACTGCTAAAGAACTAGAATTGGTTGAAATGGACCTTGACGACTTGGAATTCATGAATGACAATCAATCCATGACGGAAGAAGAACTTTCCCAATTTTGGAAAGAAATGTCTCTAAACCGCCGCAAAACAGCCGCTCTTTTAGATAGTATTGAAAATGTGATATTTAATAAAGACGAAAATTCATTTCATAATAGAGAACTATTAGCGATTTAAAGGGACGATGGTTTAAAGGGGCGATGGTTTAAAGGGGCGATGATTTAACCGGCAAACATTTAATTAATTAAACAACTTTTTTCTTTTCTCTAAAGGTCTTCTTTAATATCAATCTTAAAAGGATACGATGCGTTGGCCGCCGGTTCTGTTGCATCGGACGGAACTGCATTACGACAATCAGAAAAAGAAAAAATGGTTGGACACAAAAAAGGCGAATCAAACATGGCCGCGTCAGAGATAGGTAAAAGTGCGGCGGCGGCGGCACTTGAAGAGGGCGATATCTGACGACCACCACCAGGTTGAGGCAACAGATGAACAAGCCTATCATTGATTTCTTTATTTACCAATTGCGAACCTTCAAACAATTTGCAATAAATAGAATATTTATCATCCAAAAATGTTTTTCCATCAATGCTGCGATGATTGCGATTTAACAATAAAATCTTGTAAATATCAATGCTTAATATATAAAAATCCTTTGAAGTAGTCAATTCTTGTTCCATGGTGCTTTGAATCGCCAAGAATAATTCAATGGAATTGATGATTCCAACAAAGAGAGCAATCATGCATGTAATGAGAGAAATCGTTTCTTGTTGCATATACGGCTGCAATCCCACACTAAAGACACTATTCGCCGCGGATAAAATAATCGTTGGAATGCGAAAATATTTCAAGAGACTTTTAAAATAATAATATCGTGTTTTATGATAATTGCTCATCATGATGCAATTCTCTCTAATTTTTCCCAATACATTTTCAATATCATCACTCCAGAGAGTGGTTGACCTTTCTTCTTCTTTCAACATATATATATTACATATTATTTTGAGAGAACACGACAACACGACAACCCGAGAAATCAATGACCCAGACTAGCACTACACATTTGATACAACAGCCGATTTGTAAAATATCCCACAAAGTTGATGATAAATGTATTTATATAGAATTCTATAAACCATCCTTGCCATGCATCTTTTTGTTTATAAATCAAGAAATATGCAATTTGCACAATGGCCTGAATAGCCAAGAACAATGCAAAAAGCGATAAAATATAAAATAAATAACATTTGTTAACATCAACAATCTTTCCAAACAAAAAATCCATTATGCATTATATTAAGATTTATTTGTAAACAATATCGCAATTATAAAGATTGCCGCAATTCCGACAAACGTGGTTCTAGCAAGCATGCTTGATAAAAGAGGTGTCATGTGAAAAAATCCGCGGAACATGGTGGTAAATATGGATATAGTGATGCACATTGTAAGAAATAAAAGTGCTACTACTAACAATTCAGACATCCCATTCGTAAAAGACACAAACTCATTCCATTTTGTGTAATATAACCAAGCAACAATGCCGTAAGCAGGGAGTTTGCTAATAAATTCTGCTAAAAAGAGATTTATAGTAAAGTTTCTTTGAATGAATACGCGAATGAATACGCTACATATTTCTGCCATCACAAATATGACAAATAATAATAGATACGGTAATAGAACCATGATATCCATTATGTTATAACGAGATATAATATAATGGGTTGTTGGGTTTAAGTAGCGGCACGACGGCAGGACGACATCCGACGATTAATGCAACGAACCAGCACACATGGAATACAACAAACGATTGGTAAAATAGGCAATAAACATGCTAATAAGAACATTCAATTGAAGAAGCATGTTGGTATCATCCATTTTTCGTCGAAACATTTTTAACAATAGATTGCCTAATAAGAATAAAAAAGAGAGAAACAGAATGACCGACATTATGTAAAAATACATGCAATATTTCACAGGTAAGGGTCCATATAATTTGTTCATCAAATCCGGCATTTATGTTATAACGAGAGATAAAATTATGAAGGTTTTCTTAATATAAATAAAAATTGAGAATCATATCCACATTTTAATAAATCTATTTTACCATCAATAATAAATCCGCATTCTTGTGCAATTGTCAAGATATCGTCCGCGGTCTCCATGTACAAGACATGCTGATTTTTACGAACACGCGAACCATTCTTAAATTTGAATTTCTCATTAAAAATGGCGATATTTTTATTGCTATTTAAATCAAAATCCGCACTATAAACAAAATCATTAAAATGCACACTTGTTTTAGTAATTCTCTTTTTCGCATATTTTTGAGGACTCACAATGAGAAATCCTTGTCCAGCAGGGAGAATAGGGTCAAACGCATCTCTGTCCACCAAATGCAAAATAAAATAGCCTCCAGGCATTAACCAGTTTATAACATTGGTAAAGAATCTCTCTTTATTTTTCATATGATACACTGTAAAATACATGCACAGAATATGTGTGAAATAATTATATTGAAAATCCAATGCCCCCATGGCATCTCCTGTCACGAATTCCGATGAAGGATATGTTTCCTTTGCTTTTTTCACCATGGATTCAGAAGAATCCAATCCAATCGCATGAAATCCCTGTTCTCCTAATTTAGAGACATGATGACCAGTGCCAGAACCAATGTCTAGTATGCGGCTTTCACTTGTCGCATCTGTTTTGCTGATAATTTGTCCGATTTCATAATCATCCTTCATGCTGCTATAAAACAAATCATCGTAAATGCTAATGTAAAAATCGTCATATATGTCATTACCTTCTTTCAATATAAAATTCTCTCCTTTGGTTGCCTTGTCTTGTTGTTCATATCCTTCTATAGAGAGTGGCTTTTTGCGATTGAACAAAACAACCAACATTAAAAACAATAGACAAAACAATAATATTTTTCCCCAATTTGACATTGCATAGTATATTTTCATATATGTATTATTATATTTTTTTTTGTATAATTTAATAATATGTCCTCTGTAGGTGTTTCTGAAATTAATGATGTGAGAGAACCCAAGATGTTTAAAGGGATTTCTTTTTCCAAATTCAAAAAAACAGATGTGAAAAAAGAATTGCTTAATAGTTTGTGTAAATCAAAAATAGAACCTGCTTGTTATTGGAGTGCCGAATTAATTTGTGCCGGGCATTATAGTGATTTATGGGATATTATTCTGCATTTTTATAGTAAAAATATACATGTTGGGAATGCTAAACTGGCGATTTTTCTAGATTTAAGAATACAGCATTTTAAAGAAATCGTAAACATTGGTTATCTTGGAGGCAATGAATTAAAATTGCGAAACAATCTGAAAATTCGCAAATTATTCTGTGAAATTATATGTATTTTATGTGTCTGCAAAAGACAACACAGTTTCAATGATATTGTAATAAAAGCCGAGGATTTTGATTTGACAAATATTACAGATAAATTCAAGGCACCGTCATCGCATTATGCAGACGATGTGATTTTAAAAGATGACCCAAAAGAGTTGACCATTTCCACGAATGAATTGTTGTATAATTTGTCGGAGCATTGTAAAAACAATATAAATGCGTGTTATTGGATTGAATGGATGGTTGAGTTTGAACTCATTTGCAAACACAAAAAGATGAAATTGAAATGCGAGAGACGGAGTAATTTCAAGGTGGAAGCCAAGTATCAAATGGATATTATTTGGATTATTTGGGATGTATTATTGAAAGAAGGCGAGACTCATTGCAAATTGACGCAGAAAATCGTCAAGAGTTTATTGAATTTGTTTTGTTTGAAATATAGTGGAAATTGTTGTAAAAAACGGAAATATATCTTGTATTTTGTCGTTTCTTTGTTGACTGAACAAGTGAATTTAAAAGATGACATCCTTCGCACAGGACAAAAAGAGATGATTTCTCTCGTGGTTGAACGGGTTGACAACATATACAAACAAATAAAACAGCAAGAGGAGTCGCCTGGAATGGACTATTTATTTAAACATGTGAAGAATACGAATTTTGAAAAGACGATTGAAAAGTTGGACAAGATGAATTCCTTTAATGAGGCTTTTATCCCTCGAAATTAAACCGTGGAGTGTCTGGCTGCTCATCTATTAAACAGTGTATCAAAATCGCAATTTGTAATTGCACCCATTTTTTGCAATTCTGGAAACTTCTTTTTACATGTATCACATGCATATCGCAAGGATTTATTGGCTCTATTTGGATAAGGACAATGAGGGTTGCAAAATCTGGCTTTACATGATTCAATAATCCCGCTTTTCAGTTCTGCGTTGATGCCTTGAGGGTGATATTTTTGGTCCTCGTATTTTTTAAAATATCGATTTTCACAAAAAGAAGTGCACTTGTCCGCCTCTTCTTTGGATATTGTTTTCGTTTTCGCGGGTGCATTCTGACTCTTGCTACATTTTCTAATTAATTGATGTAGTTTTTTTTGCATTTGTTTTCTCTCTTTTGATTGAAGTGGAAATTGCTGTAAAAAGAGTCTGGCTTTGGCAATTTCATCATTGCAATTTGCACCGCCTCCTCTTTTTTTATGAGAATGCCGACGCATACGACGCGTGCCTTTGTTCCTTTTTGATTTCATATATAATATAACTAGATTATATATGAAAAGAGGGACGCGTAAACAAAGACCAAGAAGAGTGCGGCAAAGCAATACATCAAGAACCCGTCATCTTCTCTCTTCTAGTGCACAACACTTTCAACAAGAAATAACAGTGAAATTCATGGAAATGTTGATGATGGTAAAACTATATCATTGGAAAACACACAGTTTTGCAACACATAAAGCAACCGACGAATTGTATGCGAAATTAAATGAACATATTGACACCTTTATTGAAGTTCTTTTGGGCAAAACAGAAATCCGCACTAATTTATTGAATCATCGCAACATATCATTGATTGACCTCTCTTCTCACGAAGAATTAAAGAGAGAAATAGAACGATGCAAGTCTTATTTAGTGGATTTGTCAGAGAATTCATTCTTGTTAAAAATGTCAAACACAGATTTATTAAACATTCGTGATGAAATTTTAGGCGATTTAAATCAGTTTTTGTATTTATTAACCTTCAAATAATATATTTTAGTGTATTATATGAGCAATGCAATTAAAAGCATAGAAGAGATGTTTCATACTAATCTGGAACCTATTGTGCCTGAATTACAAAACAATTCGTCTTATTTACCCGATGTTTCCATGTTCAGTTGGGTCACTTGGCTCATTCTTCTTTTAGTCATTGTGGGAATTGTTATTTTTATTTTGGAAAAAAGAGGTCATCGTCCAGTTGAAAAGTTGAAACAATTTTTAGAAACAACTCTCAACCTTTCTAGTCAAGGAACCACTGAAATTGTAAATACTGCCGCAGGCACTGCAACCACCGGTTTAAATGAAATACAAAAAATAACCGGAAGTGGAAGCACTCCTGAATCCACTGCTGACGCGCCTTCACCACCACCACCGCCTCCGAATTCTGATTCATTAAATCAATCATTACATACAACATCAGACCAACAGCATGGGGAGGATTATCTGGCAGACGATTCTAGTCATCGCGGAAAAATGGGATGGTGTTTTATTGGAGAAGACCGCGGGTATCGCAGTTGTGAATATGTTGGCGTAAATGACAAATGCATGTCCGGCGATATTTTTCCGACAAAGGATGTTTGCATGAATCCGAATTTAAGAAGTTAAAAAGAGAGAACCCAAGAGACCCTAATTATAGAGAAGGGATGGCATTTGCGGACTGCAAATTCTTTGCACCTTTTGGAAATCCGTTGGTGCTAGTATTCATGACTGTGTTTTCTCTCGAATAAAAAGTAGGTAATGAATCATTGTAACAAAGGTCAATAATAGGACCTGGGACATCCGAGGATGATGTTGGAACACATTTTATGGCAGGAGAAGAACAAATCAATGTATTGCCTACTTGTTGCAAATTATGTGTATTCGGATTGGTGTAATCGGATGAAGTGGACATTGCAGGGATAACATTTTTACTTGACGATGAGCCTTGTGTTGCCCATGTTTTCGTTCTGTTTGTCCATTTGCCTTGAGCAATCAAAGAATATTGTTGTTGTTTTGTCAAATTAGAACTGTTTGCTTTATATTGCAATGCATTTCCCTTTCTCCGCATTTGCAAGGCAGCCGCCTGTAGAGGTGTTATTGGATTTATTGGTATAGTGAGAGAACAGTTGGATTGAACTCTGGACCATGTTCTTGTTGGATTTGGATTATATCCTGGCACTAAACAAGACATTATATAATCTCCATACATTTTATTTCGCGAGCATTACATTTTATTTCGCGAGCATTACATTCTTTTATTACTTATTAAACATATATTAACATATATTAATAAACAATATAGAGAGATGCTACTATTATATATAACAAGTGAAAATGATGAGAACTCCTCAACCATTCGCTATCGACATGACAAGCAAGTTGTTTTTTAATATGAAGGATTTGTTTGAACACAATCCCGAATTCTTTTATGGTTGCACCGTGAAAAAGAGGCTTATTACAAAGAAAAAGAATATTCCCGAGTCGGAATATGTCTATGCCAATTTTTTCGCGAAAACCAAAGAGTGGAATTTGAGCGATGAATTCTGCAAAAAGGCACAATTATTAATCACCAAAGCATGGGTGGATAAATATTATTTCAGGAACGATGATGTTGTGCCCGCTGCACCAGTTGTTGCTCCTGTGGTTGCTCCTGTGGTTGCTGTTGCTCAGGCACCAGTTCAAGAACAACAAAAAGAAGATATTAATCAAGAGGATTCAGAGAGAAAAGAAGACCAAGAAGTGATTGAAAATGCTCCACCCATCTTGGAATTATCCGATGAAGAGAAATTTCATGATACAGACGGGAATATTATTGATATTGAAACTAGGGGAGAGAAAGAGAGAGGTAAAATATTGTTTAAGGTAAATGATATTGCGACTGGGTTTGATATGCCTAATTTGGACCACACTTTACGAGACATCACGTGTAATTATAAAATAAACATTCATTATAAAAAATATTATATTCGTGTTTTAGGGCGCCAAGTCCCCCGAACAACGATTAAAAAAAGATTGTATCTAACATACAAAGGATTATTGCGTGTTTTGTTCGCATCAAACAATAAACAAGCAGACAAATTCCAAGACTGGGCAGAAGAAAAACTATTCACTATTCAAATGGGGACAAAAGAAGATAAAATATTGTTAGCTGCAGACATTACAAAAATTAAATGGAAAAACATTCATGCATTGTTAAATAAACACGCAACCGATTTCCCATGCATTTATTTGTTCAAATTAGGATGTGTTCGTGATTTGAGAGAAACCTTAGGAATTTCCCCAAAAATAGATGATGATATTATTGTTTATAAATATGGGTTTTCAAAAGATTTTGGAAGAAGATTATTAGAGCATCGTTCAACATATAGTAAACTGAAAAATATAGATTTTGACGTTGAATTATTTAATAAAGTTGATTATAAGTACACTTCTGAAGCAGAACATGACATAAGGTATTTCTTTAAAGCATTTGGCAAACCATTGGTTATTGAAGGGCATAATGAATTAGTAGGATTAAATAAAATGGAATTGGTTGAAACTAAAACAAAATATATAAATACAGCAGAGAAATACGCAGGTTCATCTCAAGCATATGAAACACAAATAAAAGAACTGAAACAAGACATTGAAAATTTAAAACAAGAAACGCATAATCTAAAGAATGAAATGAAGATGAAAGAATTAGAACATAAATTCGCACTTCAAGAAGAACAAATGCGGACAATGGAAGAGAGAAAAGAAAAAGAAAGATTTCAATCATTGGTTGAAACAAATGACCGAATTCATGCCTTGGAAAAAAGCAATTATGAATTGCGGCTATTAAATAAAGCATAGTCGGCAATGAGGCGATAAACAATAATAGACAAATAATAATAATTTTATTCAATTGTTATTATTTAATTCAAATACTTATTTCTTATTTAGAATATATTGTTACTGTTTTATAACTAGAACGATTTTTCTTTTTTGATAATGGTAATTTATTCAATCCTACATTTGTAGATTCCATAAACGTATAATTAAATAATGGTGTAAAAGGCTTAGTGTTCATGTTTATAAATTGTATTTTATTCTCAGGAGATGTTGTCTTAAATCCACAATCTTTCATTGTTTTTATAAAGTTTTCAAATTCTTCTTTATTTAATTCTTTATCACATATAAATTCCAATGTTTTAGTTGTAACCTTATCCAATGTTTTATACAAAATAATTAACTTTGTTATATTGGAATCAAAAACACACATAAAATTATTTTTTGATATTTTTTTATTATTAAAAGATAATTGTTCAATTGACGTACATCCAATTCTAATTTTAAATTCTGTCATGATTATATAAGCATTACAAAATCTTTTAAATACTTATTATTCTATTTTACTTTGCAAAGTTATCATTGAATTTGTGTTTTATGAGACATAAATATTAGACAAGAACAAAAACAATTGAGAATTTATTTAATTGCTAATAAACCACATATGTGTGTAATTTGTGAAAAAAAACTACCATTATGTTTATTAGAAACTGCACATCTAAAACCAAGATGTATATTAAATAGTAACGAAAAAAATGATAAAAATAGTGTAGAATTTATGTGTAGATATTGTCATAATTTATATGATAATGGATTTTTAAAAGTAATTACAGCTTCAAGAGTAAACAGCGAATTTTTAAATAAAAATATTAATATTTTAACAAAATGGTTAGATAACTTAATTAATGACAACTGTTGTGATAATTATTTATTAAATTTTGTAGAAAAAAATACAAATACATCTGGTTTAATATATATTATTTCATCACCTCTAATTCATGCAATTAAAATTGGTTATTGGACCGACACCATTAACAATTTAAAATCAAGATATATAATGGTCTTTGGCAAAGATATTGAATTATATTATAAAAATGTAGAGAATGCGCGTGAACGTGAACATCAAATGCATGAAGAGTTTCAAAAATATAATATTTCTGGTGAATTGTTTGAAAAAGAGAATTTAAAATTGTATGTGGATTTTTTAGAAAATAATATTGAAGAAAAAACACCTGATGCAATAATTGAAAAAGAATTTATTTACAATGAGGATAAAGATGAAAAACCATATTTTAAACAAGAAACAAGAGAATTACAAAAAGAAATCATTCGCCTAAAATTGGAGATTATTGATATAAAATTAAAACATCAATTGGAAATACGAGAATTTAAAACTCGTGCAGAACACGCTGAATACATCAATCATTTGAAAGAGAAGCATTATCAAGAAATTCGTGTATTGATTGACAAGATGAATAAATGATATAAATAGTAAAATATAATGTTATTAATGATTGATGTTTCAGAATATGATTCTAGTGTAATTTCAGATATTACTGAGCCTCCACTAGAATTAAATAATGAATGTAAAATAAATTCATTATTTGAGAGTAAAATTCAAAAACTTACTATAGATGAATTAAAAGAAAAATGTAAAGCAAACAGTCTTCATGGATTGTCAAAATTAAAAAAACAGGAACTTATTCAATTATTATTAAATGAATTTAATATATTATGGAGTGATTTAAAAAGATTAAATGCAACAGACTTGAGAAGTATATATAAAACAAATAATATTAAAGAAAAATTTTCTTCTGGAAACACAAAAGAAAGTATAATATTTAACATTATGAGTTATAATTCTAAATGCAATGATTTATTTTTTATTAAACATAAAAAAATAGATGATACTTGTGATACTTCTGTAAATAGTATAGAAAGCGACACACAAGAACAGTTGAAACAAGAACAGTTGAAACAAGAACAATTGAAACAAGAACAATTGAAACAAGAACAGTTGAAACAAGAACAGTTGAAACAAGAACAGTTGAAACAAGAACAGTTGAAACAAGAACAGTTAAAACAAGAACAGTTGAAACAAGAACAGTTGAAACAAGAACAATTGAAACAAGAACAGTTAAAACAAGAACAGTTGAAACAAGAACAGTTGAAACAAGAAACAATACGAAAGAAAAAACAATCTATTCCAAAAAATGTTAAAATAAATGTTTGGAATACCCACATAGATTCAAACATACAACGACATAAATGTTTATGTTGTAAGAAAGCAATAATATCAATTACAGAATTTGATGTAGGACATATTATTAGTGAAAAAAATGGAGGAACTCTTGAAATAAATAATTTAAGGCCAATTTGTTCTTCTTGCAATCATTCAATGGGAACTACAAATATGATTGAATATATAATAAAATATGGTTATTACCTTTAACACCGCAAATAATAATAATTTTATTCAATTGTTATTATTTAATATTAATATATATGATGTAAAAAATGCTTAAGATAACGCGTTTTTTTTGCCACGCTCAAAGGATACGGACCATCTTTATCAACTCTCTCTATTAATTCATCACAAGTTGTTCTTTTTCCACATAATTCTTCAGGCAAACAATCAAAATCAAATATATATACATATACAGTTTTTAATAATTTTCTTGCTTTTTTTCGTGATGTTTGAGGTTGTTCTTTAAAAAGAAACAACATTGTATTTAACCATTCTAAATTATCCAATCTTGTTTCCATTCTTTTTGTAAAATCTCCCAACCTTTTTATTTCATCACGAATTAAATATATCGTAAAAACTATATCCTTTTTGTCAGCCTCGTTAATTTCTATTTTTGAACTGTTTAATAATTCTTCGATTTTCTCTTGTTCAAGTTCATGCAAATTCAATAGGTCGCGTACTCTTGGTTTATATGCAATTTTTCCTTTTATTTTGCTGTTCAAACGATTTACCAATTCGGAATAGCACGACATTAGTCGTATTTAATGTAAAATCTTTAAATACTTATTGTTAATGTTTTCTCTCTCAACACGCACAAATTATTAACCATTGTATCCATCTTCATTTCCGTAATACCAACGCAAAGCCAAGTATTTCGCCGTTTTTTGGTCAAGACCATTTGAACCCACCATTTTTAAATTGGGACCGCCATTTGCCAAATTATTTATGGCCGCAGTTCCGAGTGCGTAATTGTAATACCATAGATTAGAGGTGTACCCCGAAAATCCTCCATTCATCGAAACGAAAATATCTCCATAGTTTTGTTTGGGAACACCATTTAGCACGATAGAACGAGTTATAGTTCCATTGATGTAAATATTCAATTTGTTATTTTGACAACGCATGATGACATTGACCCATTTATTCAAAGGAATGTTTGGAATGACAATCTCTTCATTAATTTCATGATATGAATTCATGATTGCAACTAATGAATTTGAATGCGGTGCAATGTATAAACCAGGTGCATTGTTGGGAAAATTCATTCCCATGGAATTCAATTGACTGTTTCCTTTGTGAAAAATGTGTCTATATTGTCCATCCAAATACTGCAAATCATCAATGAAAATCCACACAGACCAAGTGAACTCAATGCCGTCTGTTGCATTTACAGAACGATAAATTGTCATGGCATTGTTTAAACTAGGGTCTTGTGGAAAAATTATCATTTGTTTTGCGTCAATCATCCCATTAATCAATTTCGGCGAACTGCTAGGTGATAATAACCAACCAAGAAACGACATTCCTAAACGTAATAATACGATGAACATGAATAGAATTAAAAATAAAAATGCAACTTTTGCAATAACACTGTTTGACTGTAAAAATTCTTTTGTTCCATATACTACTGTAGTTTCACTCATTCTATATAATAAATAAAAATATTATATTTTGATGCTACTTGTTGTTGAACCATTTTCTATAATAGATACTTCCACTTGATAACTTCCAAATATATTTCCGAGAATGCTGCTGCCATACCCTTCTGTATATATATTCCAAGCATCTTGAGGATTTAAAGAATTCGGCCAATATTGGAATTTAGAAGTCCATCCATTGAATCCTCCTCTTGGCGTAATGTACACATTAGAGTTGGTATTTACCAATGCAATTCCAGGCAACAAACATGTTTTTACTAATTTTCCGTCAAGGTAGACATCCAACGTCCGTCCATAAACACTAATCAATAGGTTGACCCATTTTTGAATAGGCACATTTGCTACATGGCATGTGTGAACCACAGATGTGGGAGTGCTGCCTCCCGAAATAGTATCTGTAGGACTGTCCATACCAGGATAGCATCCCAATGCAATAGATAAATTGTTTTCAATCGCGCCTAATACTACAGCAGGACAAGGGTCCAATCCATTGATGGAATCCGATGATGTGCCACTGCTGCTAGTATTCTTTGATTTGCCCATTCTTCCATAAACAACTTTGGGTTCACCATAACGATAATTCCAATCATTCACATAAAACCAAATTGAATATGCAAAATTATTGGGTGCCACATTTGTTCCATTTGTTGCTAAACTAGATGCCTCAATTGTGGTGGAAGTTTGTCCATTGACAACATTTTGCTGTAAAGTATTAATGTCTTTAAACATATATCTAAATAAACTATAAATGATGATTATTACAACCACTATCAAAATAATTGATTTGAACTCCATTATATATTAATCATATATTTTCTCGTCCATTACAATGTTTCAATAAAAGGTGGTGTCGTATTTTTCAATGTTTCATATAAATAATAGACATTTGTAATTGTCAATGGTTTTGTAAAATATACTAAATTGCATATCCCCCCTTCTATTCCATGATTTGTCCCGACTGTTAAATTGTCCAATGTCATGTATGGAATCACTTCAATGTTGGATTTTACCAATTTCCCATTCACAAATATATCCAATGTGCCGCCAGTATAATTCAATGTAATATTATTCCATTTTTGAAGAAGAACATTTTTTTCTTTGTATAAAATGCGATTATTGTTTTCGTCTAAATCCGTCAATTTATGGTTCTGGTTATTGTTTGTCTCCGTGCTGGCGTGATTCGGGTTGTTGTGAAGGTGTGTTAAACCAGTATTCTTCATAGTTATCATCATGGTGTTGGTGTTTCCATTGTATAAAATGTTTGGTTTATCTCCATAATTTAAGAGAGAAGTGAATTTATTGTAATTTGAATTGGTGCTTGGAGAAAATGCATTGATAAAGACCCAAAAAGACATTCCATATTGATATTGAGAATCATTGTTTCCATTTAATTTTTCATGCGAAGCAACAACCAATTCACTGTTTGTTGCTATTGGTTTTCCAATGATTTGAGTGCCTCCTTGCAAACTGACTCTTTTTTCTATAAATGGCAAAATGAGAGAGATGACCCACAAAATAATAAAAAGCACAAATACAATGCATGCATTTTTTAGGTTGGCACTGTATTCATATTTTTTTAATTTGTCATCTCCGGTGAGAGAAGTCGTCTGTGAAAACACTTCAAATGGTGATGTAATCAAACATGGAATATAAAAGGCAATACTTAATATGAGTGCAATTCCTTTTTTTAATTGCGTGGGTGGTTTAACAATCGTTTGTCCAATAGTTAATATTTTATATATCAGACTTAATGCAAAAAGAATCATTATCGTGTTTAATATGCCGGACGCAAGAGTAGAACGACTGGCATACTCTTGAAATGTTGTAACCACCCAGATAATGAACAATGATGAAAAGATGAGTCCAAAGACCATGATAAGAACTCGTTTTGCCGCGTCGTATTTTGTCTCATTTGAAAAGGATGATATGGATTTGACCAGTTCACCTTTTTCATTTGCAAACAAGTTAACTCCGAAAAATAGAATCCATCCTATGAAAACAACAAGCAGCATTAAAATGATTAATATGTGAATTGGGTCGTTTTGAAACCCGCCTGGGAAATAGACGATTCCGGCCATTGCAATGATTGTAAAAATGATGCATACGGTTATATTGTAAAACATGAATTTGTCTCTAGAATAGATACTTGTAAGAGCCTTTGCTGGATTGACACTGTCTGATAAATTGACTGAAAACAATAAAAATAGAAATCCAAAGACCATCATTGCAATTGCAATTGGAAATGTCTGACCGAAATAAGTGGTCATGAATCCGCCAAAATCAACCGCATAAAAGATGATAACCACGACAATTAAACATACTAATAATATAAAGTACTTTAGTCTTTCATATGTGACATTTATAATTGAATCTGTAAACAAGGGAGTTTGTTTAAAAGAATACATGAAAGCCACCATTCCTAGTAAAATTAACAACGGAGTGATTATGTAGGCATATTCTGTTTGAAATGTTTTTGGTGTTAAATATATAAATACGACAAGGAAACAAATGTATGCAATGACATAGACAATATTTGATATTTGATAGACATTTTCAAAGAGGTCTTTGAATTCTGACATGCTTAATGAAAACCATGCTATGCACATTAGTAAGAGTAAAAAAGCAATGATTGAAAAGATGATTATTGCATTCATCTCATCTTCTGCTTTTGTGGGTTCTTGCGGCATGGGCGTCTCTGGCAATTTTCCGCGATTGAATAATAACATATATGTAAAGATTGTCATGACTATCATAAAAATCACAAATAAAATGTAATACTTTTTGGGGTTATATGCACTGGATTGTTTGCCGGTTGTTGTTGTTGTTGTTGTGCCAGGTGTGCCAGGTGTGCCAGAAGACGGAGATGAATCCATTAATAAATATCCAATGATAGGACCACCTAATAATACGCACATGAGTATTAAAAATGGTGTATATTCCATGAGTTGATAATGCAAAAGAAGCGATAAAAGTATGATGATACATATGTAGATGATAAATATATAGGTGTTTGTATTTAACGACATGGTTTTCATATTTTCTTTTAAAAATAAGACGCCCGCTGCAATTGATAGCGGATTTATTTTGTCTCCAGTGGTTGCTTTTGCGGCGGCGGCTTTGACGGCAGTTCGTTCAGCGGACCTTGCGTCTTCGTCTCTGTGTATTATTTCTAATTGCAATCTTTTAATTTCCATGGCTAATAATTTAATATTGTCATGAACAGGTTTGAGTTTTGAGAATACATCTCGGATTTCTACTTGAACACCATCAAAATTTTCCAGTTTTTTCAACTCTTGGTCTGCCTCTTTGTCTTGTTCTTTTTGTTTTGCCGCATTTAATTTCTGAATCGCTTCTATGAATTTTCTCTCTTTTTCTTTTTCAGCGGCATCGGCATCGGCATCGGCAGCGGCATCGGCATCGGCATTATTAGATGGATTGGCAGTGATAGAAGATGATGCACGATTAAATTCATCTTGAAATTTGGCAATAATGTATTTATACTCTTGTTTTTTTTCAGAAGTGATATTATCTTTCTCTATAAAATCTATTTTCTCGTTTACAGTTGAATTCTTTGTATTTTGTTGTTCTCTCTCTGCTTTTAATAAATTATATAATTGAGACGTTGTTTTCATGGTTAGTATCACATCTCGTGCGACTCTATCTTCTTTTTGTTTTTGTATAATTAATTTCCTTTTCGCAAGTGTTTTTGGACTTCCATTCACATCTGCAGGCGTAGGCGTGGATGTCTGCGATTTTGGTAAATGATTGATTTTTACAATTTTTTGCAAAGCATCTAATTGAAGATTAAATGCATTCTTTAATTGCATTTGGGCATTATATTGCATTTTTCTCTCTTTTAGTTGAAGTTTTAAATCATCTACTATATTCCGTTTATCTAATGCCGATTGTTGTTCAGGTTCTTGGGATGGCGGCTGCGATTCCATGGATGCATCTTTTTCATCTTTTTCTTCTTTTTCATCTTTTTCTTCTTTTTCATCTTTTTCTTCTTTTTCATCTATTTCTTTGTTAATTGGAGACTGCGATTGTGGTTGTGGAGGATGTATTGTTTTATATTTTTCGTTTTCTAATTTTCTATATTTTAACAAATACGATTCAATATTGTCACAAATATGTTTTAAATAATAATTTCTAAATGGTCTTTGTATTCCTTTTTGCTTGAAATAATTCTCTTGTGTGAGATAATATGTACAAACCAGTTCTGAGTTAAGGAGAACCCATCTGTTTGACCCTTTTAGTTCAAATGTAGGCGTTCCAAGAATCTTGTCAATTCCTATGGTTTTAGACAAATATTTTCTGTCAACCTGAAACTGTTCAGGCAATTCATTTAAATAAATAACATATATTTGTCTTTGTAAAGTGTTGAGAGGCAGTGTTTCATTAAATGTAGAAAATGTCATGACCAATGGATTTTGTTCAATATTCTCACGTGTAATGTTAAGACCTGTTTGTTGCATTGTTTCATTAAACGCTTCATTGTCGGACTTGTTTATATCAAATACATCAACGGGACCACACGGACTTTTAAATAAATATTTGTTTGATTTATCATTGTTCAGACAAATAAGCAAGGACGTTTTCACAAATATAATTATATTGACCATTTTTAGATTGAGTTTTGCAGATTCTGCTTTTATTGCTGCTTTTCTGGCATTTTCTTCTGCTCTTATTGCTGCTTTTATTGCTGCTTGTTTGGCGGCTTCTTCTGCTTTTCTGGCATCTTCTTCTGCTTTTCTGGCATCTTCTTCTGCTTTTCTGGCATCTTCTTCTGCTTGTCTTTTATCACGGTTTATCTTGTCTTCTGCTTGTTGACGTTTCTTTTCTGCTAATGCTTGTGCTTGTTGTTCTCGTTCTTTTGCTTGTCGTTGTTCTCGTTCTGCTGTCTGTATTTTTTCTTCTTCTTTGGCTTGTTGTGCCGCTGTCGCCGCTTTTGCTTTTTCTTCTTCTTCTATTTGCCGGTTTTTTTTTTCATGTGCAGCCGCCTCTTTTTCACGTTGTTTGACCCGTTCTTCATCTTGTTGTTCTAGTTCTTCTGCTTGACGTTTTTGTTCTTCTATTTGTAGTTTCCTTTCTGCCTCTTCGGCTGCTACTGTCGCTCGTTGTTTGGCCTGTTCTTTCTCTCGTGCTGCTATTTCTGTTGCACGTTGTAGTAGTTTTAATTTTGCTTGCGCTGTGTCTGCCGCTTTTAATTTTGCTTGCGCTGTGTCTGCCGCTTTTCGCGCATCTTCTACCACTTTTCGTGCATCTGCTGCTTTTTTTCTCTCTGCTTCATCTTGTGATTTATATTCTGCTGCCAATTTTTCTGCAGTTTTCATGTCGTCTGCTATTTGTTTTTGAATCTGTTCTTCTCTCTCTCTTTCTCGTTCTTGCGTTTGTTTTATTGCAACTATTACAGCATTGTCACGCTTTTCTTTTTCTTTTTGTCGCACTACTTCTTCTTGTTTACGTTTTTCCTTTTCTTGTTCATCAAAGACGGCTGCTTTTTTTATTTCTTCTTTAGATTTTATTAAAAACGTAGGGTTTATTTCATTTAATAATGCAAAATATCTAGGACAATTCATGTTATCACGCTTCACATCATCATATAATGGTCTTTTTTTAAAGTATTGAAATATACTGTTTACAAAAATTCTATTCTCTTTTATATCTGTGCTTTTATGTAAAATTAAATTATAATGCACACGTTGTATTATTAATACAAGGGTTTCTTTATCTCCGGAAGCCTCTATTTGTGAATCATTCATTTGTGCCAACGTATCACCATTAAATTTAACATCATTGAACCCTATATTACTATTTGCAAATGAAATAATAATTATATTAATGTAATATGTATTTGTAAGTGCATTTAATACAAAATGCACGTCTGGTATGTCATCATTACGTATATCAGGCAGCAGTTGATTCATTAAAGCACAATCCTTTTCACCACAAAGTATGCTTAATTTGCTCGTGGGATTTTTAATCATGTCATTAATTACTTTTTCTTTAAATTGATGCACAAATTCTTCGGTCTCTTCCGGATGAAACTGAAAATCACAATATCTTAAAAAAAAATAAACGATACAATTATAAAAACATCCTCCATTTCCCCGAATATTAATAACAATCAAATTAGAATTATCATTATATATGTCAAACATTCCTTTAAGATTATAATAATTGTCACGTGTTCGCTTATTATGAATGTCTGGCGTGTTTTCACCTATGTTTTCAATTTGTTTTCTATATTCATCTAATGGCACAGCACGAGAAGCTAAATTGCCAACGTTATTATCGCGAATTTCAGTTGGTGTTAATATTAAAGTTTTATACTTGTTAATTTCTGGATATACCTCGGTTTTAAGTTTTTGGATTTCTGCTTCGGTTAATCTTGGTTTTATAGGTTCCGGAGGTGCAGACGACGGAGGTGCAGACGACGGAGGTGCAGACGACGGAGATGACGGGACTGCCTGTGGGAGTTCCTGTTCATCGTCTTGAAGCAAGACAATGCTGTATTGATACAAATTATATTTCTGGTCAACTGTCATGGGAGTTAGTATTTGTGCAATATAGTTCTCACATGTTTCAATGATATTATAAAAATCAACAATATCATATCTGACTCCTTTATCAGGGTCATCCGCGAGTTCTTTTTTTAATACCCAATGGTTTCCTTTTC